TTTGGGCTGGAAGGTGTTCTCTCCAACTGCACGAACCATCTGAAGAGGAACGTAAGGGCAGTAGAACAGACCTGCGTCATAAGGTGAAGAACCTTTATATCCAACAACGTAGTACTGGTTAGCAGCAACGTTAGCAGCATAAGGATCGATGTAGACGCGATACTTACCTTGAAGAACACCAGCGAAGGTGTTACCGGAGTCGTCAACGTTAAGATTAGCGTTGAGTGCAGGGGTGTAATCAAGAACACCTGCCATGGTGAGTGCCGAAGCAACGTCAGCAGAGCAGAGGATCATATTACCCTTTCCTCTACGAGTTTGCTGCGCGATAGCGTTAGCATCTCTTTCCATCTGGAAGATGAGACCCTTGAACTTCTCAACAGACCAACGTCCGTTAGAGTCGATGTCAAGGTCGAAAGTACCACCGGTTGCAACATTAGCCTGAGCACCAGGAACAGCAACGTTATAGATGGTTCTGATGACTTCGCGGTTGATCTCAGCAAGAATCTCTGTGGAGAGAATATTTGCGAGTTCCGCTTCAGCATTCAGACCATGAATTGCTTTCAAGTCCTGAGCGAGTTCGAGTGAATACTCAGCTTTCAGAGCGCGTGACTTGGCAGTAACGGTAACTTTCTCAATCGAGAAAGCCATCTCGTTGAACTCATTATTCGTGCCATCACCCAATGCTTCAGCATTCTGGGTGGTCATGCCGTTACCTAAGTTGTAGGTAGTGGCATCAGCAGTAGCAGGGAAAGTGCCATCAAGAGCGCCAGGGTTGGTTCCTTGCTGGTTGGTAGTACCCAAACCAACAGCAGCCTGAGTCATTCCACCGGTCAGGTCGAAGTTGTTATTCTGACCAGAGAATGCAGAATCTGCTTCGTTGTAGAATGCTTCTTCGCCGCCTTGTCCGGCATAGCGAGAGCGCATTGCGAAGATCAGTCCAGTAGGACCGTTCATCGGTTGAACGCCAGCCAGGTCATAAGCGACCAGGTTAGGCATAGAGCGTCTGATCAGAGAGATCAGAACGGGGTCGAAATTACTGATTGCTCCAGTACCACCGGTAGTGGAGTTAGTAGGAGCTGCTTCTCCGAGGAATTCAGATTCCTCTCTAAGCATTTTTTCTTGGTTCTCCAGAAGAACTGAGGTAACCATTCTCTTATGAGGATCTTGGATTTCTCCGAGACCGTCATGATTAAGGATTGGTGCCCACTTCTCCTGCAGTTGTTCGGCGTTGAACATTTGCATTTGAATTTTGCCTCTTAAATTTTTTTGTTTTGTTTGTTGTTAATAATTTAAAAAATCACTTTTTCGAAACTCTATTCAGAGTCTGAAGATATGATTCCATCAATCCAGACACTTCTGGTTGATGTCCTCCTTCTGCACCTTCAGAAATATTTTCTGAATGGTTTCTCTGTGCGCTGGGATTAGCAGAGAAATAAGAATCTCTCAGCGTTGCCAGTTTTTCACGATAGTTAGATTCACTTTCAAACTCAACATTTTCAGCAAGAGAAGCGAGTTTTTCCTTTTGGGAGAGAGCAAGACCCTCTGATACATCCGCAAGGATTACATCGGCAACCGATTCTGATAATCTTTTGTTTAGAGCAACGTTCTTATTGATTTGCTCATTGAGTTTATCTTCCATTTCATCAAGTTTTTCTACCATACTATGAATTACATCATATTTTTCTTCAGGGATAGTTACATAATGATCTTCAAAAAGTCCTCTCATTCCAGTGAGGAATGATTCGGTCATTTCGGTCTTAAGACCGTGCTCAACTGCGAGTTGATTTTCAGAAATCCACTCATCAGCAACATACTCAAGATAAGCGTCGGTACGCTCGGAGAGTTCTGCCTTAACAGCAGCAACTTCCTCTACAAGAGAATTCTCATACTCAGACTTCATCTCTTCTTTGATTTCTGCAATCTTAGTTCTAATTGCTGCTTCAAAGATGGTGCGTGCCTTTTCTTGGAATTCTTCGGAAAGTTCTTCTCCAGAAATAAGAGCATTGATGTCTTCTTCAACATCAATTACTTCTTCCTCGACAATTGCTTCTTCTGAATCTTCAGTAGTTTCGGCAACAACTTCTTCTTCAGTGGTCTCTTCTTCAGAGACTACTTCTTCTTCGGTTGTTTCCTCTTCGGATACAATTTCTTGATCCTCTTCTACTTCTACTTCAGTTTCCTCTTCCTTCATGCCTTTTGCAGTTTCCGCAGGTTTGGCACCTTTGTTTACAACATCTCTAACTTGTTTAAGAGATGCACCAGGAGTGGCGAGTTTGTTAGAATCGTCATCGGGTCTAGAGTTCTCTGGGGTCGGCCCACCTAGATCCTCATACGTAGCAGGAGTACCACCTGTGGTTAACTTCTGCATTGGTTCTCCAGGCGCAGCGTTTTTAGTTACTACGTTTTCCATTTCTTGTAAATTGCTACCAACGGACATTTGATTAGACATGATTGTATTAATCTATATTTATTTATAATTTAAAGATTTGAGAGGAAATTATTAAATAACTCCAGCTTATGTTCCTCAAGTCTTTTTTGAGAGACAAGAGTATTAATTCTTTGTTGTGTTCTTTCTGCAAGTTGTTCGCGAAGGATTCCTCCTTCCCAAATCCACTCTTTTCCTTCCATAATTCCTGATACAAAAGCATCAGGTGCAGAAGGATCGGCAACGATATCAGCAGCAGTTGCTAACATGAAATCTTCACCTACAACTTTGACACCATTAGTATCTTCTTTAATGGAACCAATACCACGAGAAGAGACTCCAAGCATCACACCTTCATCAAGAAGTGATTTTGCAATCTTACCCATCGGAGTATCAAGCAGTTGTGCTTTACCTACAAAATTATTCCCTTCCTGACGAAGAGAAACAATCTTATGAGAAACACGATCTAAATTGACAGTAGGACCATCGGGGTGTCCAAGTTCTCCAAGAGCACGTCCTTTATTGACGAATGATTCGTTATATCTTCCAACTTCTTTTGCAAGAGTTGAAACAGGATACATTCTTCCATTGCGATTTTTAATTTCGCCCTGAAGGAAAGTGCCCTCAATATACATCTTTTTACTAGAACCTTTGCCTTCGGTGACAAATTTGACGCTAGAAATTTCTTCCGTGATTAGTTTCATCAGGCTACTCCGGTAATTTGAACTTGTTGGACATATACACCCGAAGCAGTTCCAACTGCTGCTACTTGGAAAACATCTCTCAGTTCACCCTCACCATCAGTGATTGGTCCTACACTAGCAGTGTTGTGAGCAAGAGTAAGTCTAGTGCTAAAATATCCAGGATCTCCGTTAGAATTTCTACTAAAAGATCCATCGAGAACTGAAAGAACTGTAAGTCCTATTCCAGAAGTACCACCATTAGCACCGGCAGGAACAATTCCAGTCAGTTGAACTTTATCTCCAACTTCGAATGGACTTCCACTTCCTGCAGGGAAATCAATAGTTGTAGTAGCACCAGTTGTGACACCAACAACTTTTTGCGATTTTGGTCTTCCAATACTCAGTGTTGCCGAAGTACCTGTTGGAATATAATAGTCAAATTTGGATGAAGTAGGATCAATTCCAGTTACAACATGTGCATCTCCACCAAAAGCAGTTATCCTAACAGTATCGGTAAAATGAGTCATGATACCAGATGTCGCTGTTGCTGCAGAAGCAGCAAAGGATACTCCGCTTCCTACCGGTTTATGTGCCATTATTCTTGATCCTCAGATGATGATTGGTCCTCAGGTTCTACTTCACCGAACATAGAAGATGCAACTTCTGGTTTAAGATTATCAATCCTTTCAGTTGCTTTTGTGTATAAAAGATCTTTAATTTTATCACTGATTTCTGCTGCCGACGAATCAACAGCAATCAAATCTACAATTTCTTCCATAAAAATTAATATAAGTCCTATTCAGTTATTTATATCTCTGCTTTTTTAGTATCTTTTTGCATCTCTGCATCAGTGATACCACCATCAATTTCTGGTTCCATTGGGACATCACCCATTGCTCCAATATCCCCACCTTCTGCAGGTAATGGTTCTCCTGTTATAGGATCAATAGCATTGGGGTCTGGAATAATTCCATCTTCAATTTCTTTTTGAATTTGCTCATCAATTTCAATAATTTCAGCATCAGTTTGACGAAGAACCTTCTTACGAACATACTCATTTGAGTAGAATTTGCCGATGTAAGGTTCAATTGTTGCAAGCGTTCCTAAACGCTCATTCATCATTTCAGTTTCTTTTAATTCTGCAAATTGATTATCATAAAGGAAATCATATTGAATATGATCACTAATTTGATTCCAATCTTCTGGAGTACAAATATTTTTTAGAATTAATTGAGTTCTCAACATGTCATTAAACATGTTTGCAAAACGCTTTCTTAGTCTTCCAACAAACTTAGAAAACTTAAGTTCATCACGAAGAATTTCTGAAGAACGACCAAGATTAAATCCACCATCGGCAGCAATTCTTGATTCTGGAACTCCAAGTGCTCTATAAAGTTTCTTTTGGAAATACTCAATATCAGCAAGTTCTCCCAAGTTTTGTCCACCAGGAAGAGTTGTAATCTCAGTTCCACGACCACCTTCTCTTCTAGGAAGCCAGAAGTCTTCCATCATACTCATAAATTTGCGATCATCACGGATTTCTCCAGTATTCGCATCATAGACGAGTTTATTTCTATAACGAGACATGACCTCTTTAAGGTATTGCTCTGCTTTTACTTTGGGAAGATTGCCAACATCGATATAGAAAATACGACGCTCTGGTGCTCTTGATAATCTATAGATGACCAAAGAATCTTCAATCATTCTTAGTTGATTGAGTGCTTTGATTGCTTTGTGAAGATAAGAAAGAACCGTTCCTTTATTACGATCTACAAGTCCTGACGTAACATAAGTGACAGAATCTTTTGCTATCTTAACTCCTTTACCACCACCTCCTCCAGATAGAGAATTTGATGGATAACTTGGTTTTGGTGTATAGACAAAATATTCTTCAATTTCTGGAGACAATGCATTTGATGCATCTTCATCTCTATTTGATCTTAAAGTTATGGCAGTGTTCTTATCAGGTTTTTTCTCCTGACGAACAAACTTCATCTTCATTGGATCAATATATCTCAAATCTTTGATTCCTTCTTCTGGTTTTTTGACATCAATTACTTTTAAGTAATAAAGTCTTCCATCAACATACCAATTCCTAAAAATTTCATGAGACTTTGAATCAAAGTCCATTATTTCTTTAATTGTCTTAAATTCTTCTCTAATTACTTTTTTTAATTTATCACTAGCATTTAGATTACTGAGTTCAATTTCAATCGGTGAGTCATACAAATCACTTACAATTGCTTCACTGATAACGTCTTCAATGGCACCATCCGCTTCTGGATGAAGTGCCATTTCACGATATCTTTTTATTAGTTCCGACTCATTTCTGTATGCACCTTCAATATCTACATAGGAACCATAAAAGCTACTTGCAACAAAGTTATCAACCCCGTCCTCGTTATTAGCGGGAACGGGGGAAACTATGGAAGCAGATTTTTTTTCTTTGTCCCCAATAGAAAAACCAAAAAGTTTGGCCATATTATAGTAGTTTTACTCTGTTTGACTATTTAGCTGATATTTTCACCACCTGCTGCTGGTGAAGTTCCTCTATATGCTTCCCACCACTGAACTTGAAGTTCAACTGTAAACTCTTCGAGAGTATCAGTTGTTTCGTAACTTAAGTCAATTGTAGAAATATTAGTTGGGAAAATATCCCAGAATTTATAGGATCTAAGAACAGAACCATCACGATCTAATTGCTTCACAGTAGCATCTTTTTGATATGCTTCTGGGTCCACAACACCTGTTGCATCCGACATTTTGTTAATTGTATTCATCCATTTCTCAAAGGCAGAGCGAATGGAGAAATCAGTATCGTTGATGACGGTAATTGTCCAAGTTTCGAAAGTTCTATCTCCGGCAATCTTTAAGATACGCCCTCTGAATGGAACATCAATAGGAGCAATGGTAGATGCTGGAAGAGCAGCTGCTTTCACAAGGAATCTTGCTTTCTGCAAAATATCATTATTAATTGCAACAGCATCCGGGAATGCTAATTCTACTTCAAATAGATTTGGTCTTGCTCCACCACCAGATAATCTACTTTTGAAATCACTAATTGTTCTTAGTGGAGTGGTGTTTAGTTGCTGACGACTAGGCATTTTTCTTTAAACCTCGTTTGTAATTAAGTAGAATTAAACAGAACCAATAACTTCTTCGAATGAGACACCTGTGCGTGTGGCAACAAATGTCAGACCAATGAAGTTAATCGATCTTGCTGGTTTGACAAAGATGTCTGCTACAAACTCATTATTATCTATAATAGCAGCAGTGTTGTTTGTCTCATCGCAGACAACAACGTAATCTTGAATACCTCTCTTTGCCGTTACATCACGGAGGAAAGGTTCAACAATATTCACGAAATTAGTTCTCGTGATTTCATCGTTGAATTCAAACAATTGATCTCTGGCAGCAGCCTCGATGGCATTTTCCAGATAGATGAATAAGCGACGAACATTGATGCGATCAAATGCCGAAGACTTGGCAAGTGCTGTTTTGTCTCCGAAAAGAACGATTCCTGAACCAGCTTGGAATACGACTGGATTAATTCTGTTGGAATACAGAACGTCTCTTTGCTCTTTTGATGGATTGTATGTAAGTTTAACTGCATTAAGAATGGCACCTCTAGCAGTTCCTGCTGGAGAGAACCAGGGGAAACTATTAATGTCTGTTCTGACACATGTTCCGGCAATATCGCCGTTCAGAGGTACATAGCGGAAAGTGTCTGCAAATCTATCATACATGTACTTGTATCCACTATCAAATACAGCATAGGATGATGATGTTAATGGAGAATAGAAACTCAGAACATTGCTAGTGATCTCAACATCATTATTAACGGTTACAGAACCGGCAGAAGAGTCATTTATGAATGCACCTCTATAAGGTGAAATAAATGCGACTGCATCCTTTCTGATGTCAGCAACTGCAATAACTTGTTGAGCAAGATTTTGCGCTTCTGTCTTACCGTGATTTCCTGAACCCATCAATAAGAAATCTACTGCATAAGCATCATTATTTTGGAATAACTGATATCCTGTCGATAACTTAGAAACAGTTGCTTTCAAACTATCAACTGTTCCGATTCCGGAAGCACCATTATAATCTTTGCCGTTTACCAAAGTCAGGTCTTGTTTTCCAGTTGCACCAAATATAATTCCTTTAGCATTCTGATCCCAACCAAAATCACCCTGTTCGGTGAAGGCAGCACTAAATCCGGTGGTTGTTAATCCAGTGGGAGCACCACCACCAAAAATGAAGTTTGAATTATTTTTTAGATATTTTCTCCAATAAGCAGTAGAACCAGCAGAGAACTCTGCATCCTTTGCTTTGGAAAGATTAAGATGTTTTTCAAGAACAGTTCCGGCATTTCCGGTAATTTTTCCGTCTCCGTCAAGAACTACAACATGAAGTTCATCAAATCTTGATCCTCTTGCTGAAGCATAATCGGAAGTCCCTGGTCTATCAGCAAGAATGTTCCACTGAATAGTTGCTACACTGGTTCCAACACCAACATTATTTGTTGAAGTTGCAAGAGTTTGCTGATCAAACCAATCTGCTGTTGCATTGACACTTGTATGTGCAGCAGCAACTCCAGCGTTAGTAACAACTGTAATATTATTGGATGTACCAAACTGATAAATTCCGTTCTGTTGATAATCAACAGCAGTTTCTGTTCCTGCAGCAGAAACATGAGATACGACTTTAACGTATGCTTGTGCTCCCTCTACTTGAGTAATGATTCCTTTCAGAACTCCGTCAAGAGTTGTTCCTGCACCGACACCAGGAAGGACACTATCGATAGCTTGAGTTACACCCAATCCTACAGTGGCAATTCCTGCAGCAGGAAGTTCTAAAATTTGGTCTGCCTTGCAGTCAAGAATGGCAACTCTGACTCCGTTTGCCCAAGAACCAGGGTTCTTGCCAGTTACGATTACATTAGGAACGACATTTTCGTCATAACTTAATTCTTCATAATGTTCTGTACTCTTAATTTTAATACTTGTAGAACTATTGCTACTATCTACAGCATTCTTAAGGTCGTCATCATCTGCTCTTACAATTCTTAATGACCCACCATATGCCAAGAATGATGAGGCAACCATCCAGGTTTCATATTGCTTATCAGAACCATATGGTTGACCAAAATTATTCAGTAAATCATTTTCGTTTCCAACAAGGGTTGGCAATTCTACTGGTCCCTGTGCAAAAGCACCAACCATTCCGCCTGTCTTATTAGTTGAAGAGTCAATTCTTCCTTGAGTAAGGTCTACTTCTCTTACGACAATACCGGGAGATGCTAAATTTAGCGGCATCTTAAGTTCCTCTCTCAGTCCTAGTTTATTCTAAAAATATTTATTAAAACGGGTATTTTCATTGGGGAAACAATGCATGAACATTACCAATCCGGATATTCCCACACACTTTTTAAACCTTTATCTTTTCTTTTTTTCAATATTCTATTTTTCGTACATTCCTTACATTCATAAGAATATGCCGAGGGCAAAGTTCCCCTACCCTTTCTTATCAAGTAAAATCCATCCATTAAATCTTTCTTCTGACCACAAACTCTACACTTTCTTTCATAAAAAAGAAGATGTTCAAGTTCTAATTGATCATCAAAGTCCATCACATATAATCCCACATATATGATTTATCGCCATATTCATCGGTATGCCAACGATCTCCATTATTATCTACAAAACTACCACTATCCTCAAATCCATCGGATATAAATCCAAATGGAGCCATGTCCTGTTCTATCTGGTCTCTTTGATCTTCGTACAATCTTTTTCTTACATCCTGATCAGTCATTTCTTTGAAATATTCTTGTTGCACTAACCAAGAAAAAATAACAAGACACATTGCAAGGTCATCATTACATCCTTCCTCTGCTTCAAAAGAATTATGTTTTTGAGAGAATGTAGTTAGTTCTGAAATGATATCATAATCTACCGTAAGTAACTTATCATCCTCTAAAAGTGTCTTTAAATTAGAGCATCCTAATTTTTTAACTGCAGCAGTCATTCTTACACCGAGTTGAGTTTTCTTTCCAGAAAATCCCTGTCCGACAATCTGACCATTTCTTCCTCTCATGGAAGCCATTAAAATATTTTGATATTCTAAATCATATTGAAGAATACTTGCAACCTGATCTCCAATGTCATTTACTTCTATCATTAAGTATGCTTGATTATATGCTTTAGCAACATCAAGAATAATATTTGGAAACAACATTGGTTTTATTTCGTTGTTTCTGTATTTGGCAATAGCTTTATATGGAAATTCTGTTGTATCAAAAACTATGAATGCAGAGTAATCATTTCCAAGTCCCCTTGCGACATCAACAGTCATTATATAATTATGTTCCTTTATTGGATTCTCATAGATATCAAGACCAGCATTTCTTTTTATCGGATCTTCATATACAAGGTTTCTAAGTTTTGATGGATTGATTAGTGTATTAACAGAACCTAAGAATTCGCATTCAAACTCAACCTTAAACTGTTGTTCAGATGTGTTTGCAATCGTAGTATCCTTCCATTCGGCATCCCTGCCGGGAACTTCACTCCAATGGACATCAGTCGGGATATATTCGTTCTTTCCCCTCTCAGCATCGTGCCACATACGGTAGAAGTGATTCATACCATGTGGTGTAGATACGATAATTACCTTGGTGTTTTTACCGGAAGTAATAGTAGGATAAACAGATGCAAAGAAAGAATCTGCAACATGATTTGGAACGAATGCAAATTCGTCAAGAAACAAAATGTTAAATGACATTCCTCGGACAGCACTTGCAGATGTAGATGCTGCTAAAATTTTACTTCCGTTTTCTAATTCAATATTACCTTTATTCCAAACTAATACACCCTGTTGCATCCACTTAGGAAGATTCTCATATGCTGTTGCAAGTCTTGCTAAAAGTTCTCTGGCAGTTGCTGCTTTGTTTGCAAGAATTCCAATATTGACACTATCATTGAAAATAAGATAATGAAGGAGATATGAAATAACAGTTGTAGATTTACCAGTCTGTCGTGGCATCTTACAAATATTAAATCTGTTGTTATGAAAATTATTAATTAATTTTTTCTGAAAATGATATGGATGGAACTGTGTCAATCCTTCATCCAGAGAAATAATTTTTATATAATTATTTGCAAAATATACGGGATCTTCTTTACACTTGAGGAATTCAATGATTTGTTCTTCACTAAATTCAATCGGCGTATTTGCTTTTTTTAGGTTGGGATTACCTAGGTATACACTATCAGTCATAATTTAAATACAAAACTATTTTTCGGAATTACTATCTAAAAATCCTTTCTTTAACATTTTTGATAAGTCTGAGGTAGAACCAATAAACACTGCATTGTTTGTGACACTGCTAGTTTTACTTGTCGATTCTTCATCTACCTCTTTTACCTTTTTCTGTAGGTCCATCAATTTATCAGTCGTATCAGCAACTGATTTAATAAGTTGACCTGCAACTTCATATGCTCTGGGACTTCCGCCTTCGCTGGCAAGTTCCATTATACCATTTAAAGTTTCCTGACCTTTTTCGATCAGAGAATATAAATTTGCTCGGGTATAATCATAATCTTTTTTAATATCTTCTGGTTTTGATGCAGATTTTGGAGGAACAACATCAAGAGATTTAGGTGTTTTATCAACCTCAACAATGCTGCTCTCAACATTAAGTGCTTGATCTAAATTATCATAGTTATTTTTCATATCAAATTACAAATCTATTTGTCTTGTAGGACTGGGGTCTTTTGAATCATCATAATCAGTCCAAGTTTCGGAGAATCCAAAATCATCATTTGGTCCGGCATCCGATGGATCTGGAGTAACGGTATATCTGACCTCTCGTTTTGCAGTTTGAGTATTTGTGCCAGAATGTTGATCGACAATAACTTTTTTGATAAGTCCTTCTGTACTTTCGGCAACCGGACCAAACAAATAAGTTTTTGCAGTGAAACTTAAAGTGTATATTAATGCTCTTCTAGTTTCAAAAGATCCTTCATAATCATCTTGGAAAGAAATATTTTCTAGCACTATGGGTATGTCTCTTTTTTCTCCAATAGAACTTACTAGATCTACTGTTAAATTAAATGATGGTTGAAAAAATGGAAGTATCTGTTCAATAATTTGTAATGCATCATCATTCAATTTACTGAAAATACTTAACTCAAATCCAATATTATAAGGAACAGGCATAAAAACTTTTTTCAAATTTGTCCCATCTGATGCCTTGAATGTTTGTGTTATTCCAGATTTTCTTGTAGGATCATATTGAATATTTGTCATCTCAAATGACATTCTTGGTAAAGTTATGGCAATTGATTTTGACAACTCTGCTTGTTCTTGAATTTTTGCCAAATACTTTTGTTGTGGTCCATATGCCAAACCAACTTTAATATCATCAAGAATCGTTCCATCTGATTTTTTATGCTTAATATTAATGTTATTAAACAAAGTTCCGAAAGAAATAATTGTCTTTCGTATTATTTCGTGGTAGTAATAAGTTCCTAACATTAATATTCTCCAAAGGGATTACTTTCGCTAAAATCTAAAAGAGAATCTGCTTCTAATTCAATTTCTTCATTTGAGTCCGATGGTTGATCATGACTATCAAGATCATGAGCCTTTACAATATATGTAGCAGTGGATGCACTTCCGACAATAGTTTCTCCTTCAAAGAATTGACCTGTATTGAGTGATACTCTCAGTTTAGTTTCTTCAATAACCGTTACTGTTCCTGCAACAGAAACTAGGACACCAGAATCAAAGTCTTTAACAACAGCAGTAACTCCAGAACTTTGACCCGTGACCGTTTCATTATAGCGGAAAGTTCCAACTCCAGAAGTGGGTCCAGAGAACTCAAGACTTATTGGACCGGATGTATAACCAATACCAGAATTCAGAATTCTTACTGTATTAATTCCAGCACCGACAGAAGATGCGAATACTGGATTAAGAACGGCAGTGTTAATTCCTGATGGAGGAGTAGCAATAGTAAAATCTGGAGCAAATGAGTACCCAGTTCCGGCAGTACCAACAACAACGTTCTGAACACCAAAAGTAGTGGAGATAGAACATGTTGCGGCAGCACCTGAACCACCACCACCAGAAATTGTAATGGTTGGTGCCAATGTATATCCAGCACCAGCATTTGTCATTTCAATCCTAAAGATTGAAGTGACATTAGCTCTCTGAGTTGTAATGGCAACTGCAGAAGCAGTAAATCCACCATTTTGCGGATCCGAGAAAGTAATAGTAGGTGCAGATGTAAAACCTGAACCATCGTTATTTAAGAATATCTCAGTGACACGACCACTTGATACTCCGACAGTTGCATCTGCAGTTCGTCCAATTCCAACAAGGTCAATTGTTGTAATATAACCTTCATCTTTCAGTTGATTATCAACTTCGGCAATACTAGTATCAATAAATTCATTTTCATATTCAAACAATTCACAACTCAAATCATACGTATAAAGTTTGCCAAGTTGATAAAATGGTTTTTCGTGTTCTACTCTTTTTATTTCAAACAATCTTTCTCCAAGAGGAAAGTAAATTAAATCTCCTTCCTTGGGTCTTTCAATCAAATCTCCAAAAGTATATTCTAAAATTTGACCATCTCTAATACCAGAAGAAATTCCTTCAAGAAAGGGAGCAATAAAATCCTCATATCTTTCTCTTGATATTGTTAAATTTATTTCATTTTTTAATCTTAAACCAAACTTTGTCATTATATCGCTGTCTGGCGTATAACCATCAACATTATTTAAATATACTTCTATAAGAAAACTATCATCGAATTTTGAGGACTGAATTTCTTTGATGATATTGTCAGTTTTAAATATTTTTCTTGGTAGATAGTATACCTCTATGCCATGAATTTGTATGTGCTCATTAACCAAATCCTGCATGAGCGTTTGCTCACCAGTACTCCCTTGCAAAAAATAAGAATTTAATACCATGATAACTATCCGATTAAATCAAGAGGTGGTAGTTCATATTCTGATGACATTCTTTGCTTTATATCATCTAATTCTCTCAAAGCATCATCATACAATTCTCTTCCATTAAGTTCCAATCCACCTGGAAGTTTTGCACCTCTAAATTTCAATAAATTTTGTCCCCATTGTTTTTTTATGAGAGCAGTTAAATATTTCTTTAAAAAACTATCATTATACACATTAGTAAATGTGTTGGGATCTAAAATTCTATAACAATCAAGAATCAGAAAAGTATCTTTCTTTTCTGATTTCCAATCAATATCTAAATACAATCTATTTTGTCTTTTATTAAATCTAATCTGCTTATCGGTGCTCAGTAAAAATTCAATATCTTCCAAATAAGTTTTTACCATTGAATATTGAAGGAGTTCTATTGAATTGAACTGATATATATCATTCAGAAATAACTGATATTTAATATTAAACATTCCGTTTGATATAGTGCTACTATCAAATCTAAACACCTTTTCAATTCCAATAACCGAATCTGGAACTTGAAGGAAATTAGAATTTTCGTAAAAATAATTAGTTGCTGTAGTCATACCACTTACTGTGGTAGTGATTCCAGATGTTGTTACAATACCTACTGTATTAGTCCCGCCAACTTGAGCAGTTCCTCTATTAATATCATCTTCGGTAAGTTTATATTTGAGATACATTCTCTCAATACCATCAAAATGGCGTTCCTGAAAATATTGAAGAGCATCATCAACTAAGTCATCTAGTTGATCATCATCTATATTGATTTCCAATACAGGAGCTCCCAACTGCCTCAGTGAATAATCAACTAATTCCTGTCTGCTTGCTGGTTTTGCCATCAGTATGTACCTCCATCGATGAGTCCGGCATCAAGTGTTCCTGTAACATTTACATTAGTAGAGAATGTTGAAACACCAACAACATTCAATCCCCCGGCAGTAATTCTTACATCATCATTGAAAATAGAAACATTACCAAAGGTCGATACTCCAGCAACATTTAATTGATCTAAATTTGCACCACCAACAACATCTAATCTGTTATTGGCATCTATTAAAGAACTGAAGGTCGCAACACCGGCAACGTTGAGGTCATCTACTTGAGTATCACCATCAACATCAAGAGTGTTATTGATATCTACAGCATTCAAGAATGTAGAAACACCGGCAACAACCAGTTCATCAACATCCAATTGTCCATCAATATCTAAACCACCATTAGCGTCAATAGTAGTAAATGTGGCAATTCCGGCAACATTAAGTTGATCCAGATTAGCACCACCAACAACATCTAATCTGTTGTTAGCATCTATAAGTGAACTAAATGTTGCAACACCGGCAACATTGAGATCATCTACTTGAGTGTCTCCATCAACATCTAAGGTGCTATTGATATCAACAGCAGCACTAAATGTAGATACACCAGCAACATTTAATTGATCTAAATTAGCACCACCAACAACATCTAATCTGTTGTTGGCATCAACGAGAGAACTGAAGGTTGCAACACCAGCAACATTTAAATCGTCTACTTGAGTATCGCCATCTACATCTAATGTGCTGTTAATATCAACCGCATTAGAGAATGTAGAAACACCAGCAACGACTAGTTCATCTAAATCTGTTTGTCCATCTACATCCAATCCTGCATCAATGTCAACCGCAGAATTGAAAGTGGAAACACCAGCAACTATTAACTCATCTACATCTAATTGACCATCAATGTCTATTATGCCGTTAATATCAACAGCACCAAGTGTAGTAATACCGGATACATTTAGTTGGTCTAGATTGGCACCACCGACTACATCAAGACGATTATTTGCATCAACGAGAGAACTAAAAGTCGCAACACCTGCAACATTTAGATCATCTACTTGAGTGTCTCCATCTACATCTAATTTTACACCAACTGATAATGTAGCACCATCAAAGGTGAAATTTGAATCATCCTCAAGTTCTCCACCAGTTCCGGCAATTACTACTCGATTATCTGTAAGATCCTCTACTTTAAATGTATTTGCCTGACCGCCAGCATTTATATCAACTGTATTACTAAAAGTTGAAACACCAGCAACGACTAGTTCATCTAGGTCAGTCTGTCCATCTACATCTAATCCCGCATCAATGTCAACCGCAGCATTAAATGTTGATACACCGGAAAAGACTTGAAGTCCTGCGGCATATGTTGCGATACCGATGAAAGTTGATACACCGGTAATTTTTAAATCAGTAAATTTATTTGGAGCTACTTCAATTGCTGCCTCAATAGTTGCTGTGGTGGTAGCATCTAAAGAAGCAATATTTTGAAGTTCTCTTCCGCTACTAATTACTTGTGTGGCACCTATATTGAGGGATGCTACACTCGTAATACCGGAGACATTTAATCCCCTTAAAATATCAACAGCGGCATTAATATCAAGTTCATTTGAGAAAGTTGCAATACCAACAACATTTAATCCGGCAGCAAAATTTACATTTTTTCCTACTGCAAAACCACCACTAACAATTACTGCACCAGTTACAGTTGATTCTGATTGAGTGCTTCCCGAAAATGATACTATTCCTACTGAATTTGTTCCACCAGTAAATTCGTATCCCTCTGTTGAATCGAGAGTACGACTCATGAAGAATTTATTATCTGTAGAATCCCAGATTAATAAATTACCATCTGTCTGAGATGTTGAATCAACGTCAGTTAGATTGAGTAATCTTGATGGTGGCGCAGAAGCATTGGATAATACGCGAATTACGTTTTGTGATCCAATTCTATCGTTTATGCTTGGCATTACCTAGTGACTCCGGCTCTTACTAATGCTGACCCTTCAACAGCTTTATATTCTTTTCCGGCACTAGTTATTTTTACATCATATACATATCTTCCTGCTTTTAGTCCTACTGTTTGCGAAGATGTTAGAGATATTGAAATAATCCCATTAACATCGTCAGAGACTGTAGAAGCAAAGGAAACGGCACTTGCACTAGTGTAACTTTTTCTCAACATGCCTTCTGTCGCAGCACCGGTTAAAACCAATGGGGTGTTTGTTCTGGTATCTTCTAACTGAAAAGAAGTATCAAAGTCGAAACCTTGTTCAATCGTGATGTTAGATACAAATACTGCCATTATTCAAAAAATTATGCTATCTTATCTTTAGATATTTATATTCTCAGAATTCATCAATAAATTTCTGAGAAGAGATTTTATCTCGTTAATATCATTTTTCATTTCAGAGATTTCTCTTTTTTGGAGATTTCTTTGTTCCAAAGAACTTACATACTGATTATATGCCATAGAATCAGTATTAATTATAGCTCCACTTGTTTCATCACGATATAAATTTTGATAACCTTTAACTTTAATCATCTTACTGCTATAGTCCTCAATTCACTAATTCTTGGGGGATATGCCTGATTAGTACCAGACATTACAATTTTAATTGTGTATCCAATGAACAATGGCAATTCATTTGCAGTAAAATCATATTCTAAAAATTGATTAGACAAACTTGCTGGAACAAACTTATCCGGTAGTCCACTATTCTTAGATGAATCTATGATAGTATATCCAAGATCATCAGTAAAAGTTAAATTATCATATCCAGGGAATAATTCAAATGTTTGATCAACTTCCCCAGAATCTGATCTTATTAAATTATAAAGAACTCTAAAGTCTGCAGATTGATGTCTATATGCATTTAAAATTACTTTGAGTGATGTAGCAGGATTTGACAAAAATACAGTGTTAGAAACATATATTGCAGAGTGTGGATCATTGAAAATTGATTTGACTCTACCATCAGACGCATAATCGATAACTGGTTTATTAAAACGACTAAATCTAAACTCTGTAAATGCAGTATCTAAATTTATTTGTGGAGATAAATTAGAATCATTAGAATTTAAAGTTATTCCTGTTGTAAAAGATTTGTTTTTGGGGAGATTTGGTAAGAATTGTTTTTCATTTACTTCAGAACAAACAATTCTCGGAGAATTCAAAGTATTTAACACATTTATCCCAATTGGTTCAAATCCATTATCATTGAATGAAGATTCATTTCCATCAACACTAGTTCCACTAATAGTTCTTATTGTCCCATTTATGGAAGTAGAAGAACCTGGAGTAATTATGTCATAAGTTGGAACTATAGAATCATACAGAATATTTTCTGTTGCTCTAATAGCATTTCCGCCAGTAGATGCTTCATTAGAGAAATTAAGTTGCGGCATTCCTTCAGGAGTTCCATCAACACTTCTATCAACCCCATTTGCGGATACATCAACAACAATACTATAATTGTCAATTTCAATTGGTTCCGCAATAGTGTGAGTTTTATTTATTCTTCTCAAAGAGATTCCATTAAGTTCATACTTATAAACGATGTTATTAATATCATGCAATTCTGCAATAGTAGAATCCGTTGCTCTTCCATCACTAGCAATTGAAAGTGATCCAGAACCTACACCATCATAAGTAATAATTTCATTATTTATTTTAATGTATCCCGGATTTGATGCACTTACATCCACACCTTCAAACGTGGTAAAGTTGCTAGTGTTTGCTACGCTGACACTAGTAATATCGCTAACTGATAATGTTGCAGATAAAGTTGTCGGTTCAATATTAGACTGAACATCACTCAATATCACCTTATTTGTATTGGAGTACATTCCATGATTGAAATGATTTACCCTCATATAGTTTCCAGAATATACACCACCTGTTCCAGTAACAGTTAATATATCATTAGTTCCTATAGAAGTTAATGTTCCATCATTAGCAAAGTAACTTATTCCAGCGCCTACTGTAAATGCTTTTCCAGTACCACTAGAACCAAATTCTCCTTGAACATTCGAAACATAAAGTGTATCAACATCTGTTGAAATTCCGGTAATTGTAATTCTCGCATCTTTTCCAGTTGAACTAGAAACAGTTGAGGTAACAATACCAACAACATCACCTATTTTATATCCATTACCACGATCTTCTTTTGCGGATGCTGCAGCAATACCAGTAATTGCACCGGTATCAGCATTAATACCACTAATATTTAATTTTAATCCAGAACCACCACCGACTACATTAAAAGTATTTACACTAGAATCTACCACATAACCAGAACCACCTTCAGTCACACCTAATGTTGTTATAGAACTTCCTCTACCGACAACAATTGCAGATCCATTAGTATTATTGGCACCTGCAAGTTTTCTTCCTGTGGTCAGTATTCCAATATTAGCAGAAGATCCGCTGATGGTGGTAATACCAATTGTTCCAGTTTTTGGTAAAGTTCTTACCGGATCGATAGATAATTTAGAAACATAATCATTACTCTTATCCAATACTGGATTGTAGAAGAATGCTGTTCCTGTTTGAGAAGTAAATTGTGCTTTATAAAGTTTAAATTTAAGATCTTGATACTGATTAGGAGTCCAAATAGATCCATTTTGAGATTTGAATAAACTTCCAAGCGCAAATTGTCTTGAATAAACAGCACTTTGTGCATTTGAATTTGGTGGAAGATTGACAGATGCTACAGAAGTTTCGCCCATGGTGGCCGTCCACACTTCATATTCATCACTAGTTGGTGCCAAGAGAACAACAGCATATTCTCTTCCGGGTGGTAGAAAAATAGGTTCTGGGAATATTACTTTTGTAGCAATATCTCCAGTATCTGATGTTTGAATATTTTTTACAATATTGCCATTAGCATCGACAGTTGTAGGTCTTAAAGTGACTGTTTTTCCCAAAACAGTTCTAGTTGGGAATCCTAATTCTGTAGTTCTGATTTGAATTTTAACTGGAGAGTTTCCTTCGTCTATTCTGGCAAAGAAAATATCAACAGCAGTTAAGAATGCTCCATTTATATCTTCACTAGTATCAATATCTGATGGTGCCTCTACATTTCCTCCAACAATAAATGTTTGAGCTAATGGATCAGAATATGTTTCAGTAATTACAGTGTCTGATTGTGAAATTGCTAGAGATGCGGATGCTTGAGTTCTAAGATTTATTACGGATGTAGTTGTAAGGTTATCAGTGCGAGTAGTAACTTCATTTTGCCACTGCTCTAAAGAACCTGTAGAACTATAATTTGCTTCTGCAAAAGAAACTGAATTGCTTCCTGGAAGACCCAAATCATTTGAAGCACTAGAAGTAACTTTAAATGTCTTTGTTCCAGTCTGGAGTCTAACTGAAGGGACTGGTATTGCATTTGGATCTCTTATAAAGAAGGATCCTATTAAATCTCCATAGTTATCTGAAATTAATCTAATATCTTTTACATATGCAATTGCGCCGCTAGTTTGACCAACTAATTTCATTCCTTGTATAATATAACCAGAATATAATCCCTGTGCTTCTTCAGATAAAGAAGAAGTATCAACATTGAGAATTTTGGAGGATTGACTATATGTTGAGGGTATAGACTCTGAGGTTACATATGGATTTACATTAAATACTGATGACGGATTATTAAATCCTCCATATTTATGATTTGGTGTAGCAACTCTGAATGAAATAGATGGACCAATTCCACCTGCACCTGCGGCAGATCCAACTACCGTCTCTCCAATTACGAAAGAACCATTGGAAGTTCCGTAAGTTGCCAAAGATTCACTATTTGCAATTTCAATTAATTTTGGAATAAAATCAACGCCACTGTTTCCATCAAGAAATTGATAGAATCTTGTGGATGGTTTGAGATTAGATACTAAAAATTCAGTATTTCTAGATCTCATGAATACTTCATCCGAAGATGAAATATGTTCATTCCTAATACTAATATCATCAAAACTAATAGTATCAACAGTTGTGCTAGAATCAAAACTTGAACTACTGGCACTGAGATTTTGGTTTCTTACATTAGTTCTTACTCCAGTTCTGTGAACTAATCTAAGATCTCTTGTTCCTATACGGTCCAGATTAGTGTTAGTAGTGGTTTGACCATCAATCGATGCTGTGCCTAGATTTAAATTTATCCTGCTGGTAAGATTTTGTGTAAGAGTTCTAGATCTACTGGTGGAAGTTCTAATACTTCTATCTGGAAGTTGAATAGTTCTAACCCAAGTATCAACTGCTGGATTCAATTCAATATCTCCAGTATATACAACAACATGAAATGGATTAACATTTTCTACTGTAGTTGCTATTGGTTGTTCAATCCAATCTATCTCGTCATACTTTAAAGTTACCGAATCTCCAGTCTTCTGAACATTTGGATCTAATAAATCAAAATTACTAATAAAATCTAAACTTTGAGGGATAATATCATCAATTTGTGCAATTTGTGATTTAAGAGAATTTCTACTAATAATTGGTATTAATTCTTCTGCTGTTGGATTAATTTGTATAGAAGATAATGGTCTGTCAATTAAAGAATAATTTTTAAAATCGTCAACAAAGAATCCACTTTTAAATCTATTTTTTCCGTCAGCATCTCTAATTTGTAACGTCTGTGTATTTAACTCTAATAACGATAATGAAGTTATTCTTTCCAAATTTTCAACCCGATCTTCAATATCACCAATGTCTCTCATGGTAAATCTTCTATTATCAATCAGAGTTATAGAAGCATTTTGTGGAACATATAAGTAAGGTGGAAGATTGATGCTAGCAATTTCTAACAATGCATCATTTTTAGTGGGTGCTTTGGGATACTTTGATGATATTCCTTTTTCAACAATAAAAGTTCCATATTTATCAATATATAATTTATCAATTCTAGGAAGATAATACTCATACCCTACAATGGACCCTTCTCCAGGTGCCATTAAAAGTTTTGGAACCGAATCAAAACTTCTAGAACTAAAATCAAACGGAGAAATTGTTGCAGTAGTTGGATCAAATACGGATACTCTTGGACGGAAATCTAAAGTGTCCGTTGCTCTTATTCTATAACGACCTATGGTTGGTATATCTTGTGCAAATCTTTCTTCATCATAACTCAATACAGTAAATGCATCTCCATTATCATCAGATGGCACAGAATAATAATCGAAGATGACTAATAATCTACGAGTTGGTTCTGGAACATTTTTATTTCTAACAATTCTGGAATAATCATAATATTCATCCTTCTGTCCCTTATTCAATTTAAATAATTGAGTTACATCTTTATAACTTCCCAATGTAATAGTTTCTATTTCTGTAATTATATTTGATTCTTGGAAAGTTACTGTTTCGCCAACATTAAATACATCGTCGGACAAATATACTAACTCTAAATTATTTGCAGATGGAGATGAAACAACTCTAGCAATCGCATTACTAGAATTTCCTACTATATTTTCCCCAATTATTGCATTCGTTTGAACATTAGCGGTTGAAGTAAACTGAAATTTATCTAAAGTGGGATTTCCTGTTCCCAAAGATTCATAAATTACTATAACTTTTGCAACATCTGGATAGTTTAAAGAAATTTCTTCATCCTGAACTCTTAATCCATATTGAGTATTAAAATTGAGTCCATCATTGTTGGAAGTATTAATACCAACTCCAGAATCGGAATATTTTGATCTTGTTATATTTAATGTCTGACTTCTATTATATTGCTTAATCTTACTTTGAACTCCAAATTTAGTAAGAGTTGTATTTACAATAATATTTGATTGACTTGCTCTCAATCCTTTAATTGTTACGACATTATTTGTTAAATCAAAAGTATCACTTGTAATTGTTCCTGCTATTCCGGTAGAATAATGAACGCCATATCTCTCCTGATCAAAAGTTGCAAAAGAAGCACTGGTTATTCCAGAAATACTTGAAAGATCAAATGTCAATGTGCCAGAAGAATCGGTAGATTCTCCAGTTATTTGATCGACAACTGTAAATGTTGAATTAAGTAAATCTACTGAAGAAATATTAATATCTGGCAATCGTGAAAATAACTGTGCATTTTCACTATCAATAATTGGTCCACGAGCAAGTGGTGTAACTAAAAGATTTCCACTTCCAGAAGGTAACTTGCCATCATAAACACCAGTGATTCCGGCACCAGCACTGACTGGACTAAGTTCTATAGAAAGTTTATCCGCAGAGATAGAAGAAACTCTATTAACAGTTTCGGTACTAAATCCTGGTCTTTGATATGAAATAAGAGTATCAGTTTTTATTCCACTGAATACGTTTCCTGTTACTGTTACTGTTGAAACACCAGTATTTCCTAAATTACCAACTAATGGAATTGATATTTGTGATATTCCATTGGGCATATCAAATTTTTCAAGAACTGAATCTGCCGTAAATGCAGGAAAACCACTACCCGCTGCCTGTTTTACTGATTTAATATTTTGAGTTCCATATTCAATAAAATCTGAAATTGTTCTTGAGAAATCAACTCCATTAATAGTTATTTGCTCTCCTTTAGCAAAAGAACCAGAAGTTTGTCTCAATAAAATACCTACAGACGCTCCTCCACCAGCACCAACAAGAAATCCACTTGCACCACTACTCTTACCTTTAATAAAAGATCCCTCTGGCATATCAGTGGCATCTACGCTCTGATTGAGGGATAATTTGGTATATGTTTGAATATCATATAATCTCAAATCATACTTTGTTTCTACTCCAGAATATGCAGCATCTGTAAGATTAAAGGTATATACTCTAGCGTCACCTATTACTGATTCTGTATCACCTGTTTTTCTATTTAATAATTGAATTGTTGCTTTGTTTTGAGGAACACCAGTAACGTTATTAACTCTAAGTAAATTTCCCATCTCAAATGGGACAGTTACGTTAGATTCTTTTTGTGTATCTCTAGGTTTGTCTACATCAATTATTGTAGTTCCAACTTTTTCTACATCATATCCCCTCACATATGCTTTTCCTGGAGATATTTTGAAACACATCAAATCTTCGGATGGTGTATTTCTTTGTTCTGTTAATTCATTGGAGAAGAAAAGACCGTTATTCCCTAGTCTATTATTCAATGAATTATGAACTGACGGATCAAATGGTATTACTGCATAATCACCAGATTCATCATATGTTCTTTCAGCCATATAATCACGAATTTGATTATATTGTGTTTTTGTGGTAATTTTTTGAATCTTACCATCTTTTAATCTTAAAAGTTCAACAAAATCTGTATCATTAACGTCTGATATTAATTTTTTGGTAAGAGTTAAATTTATTTTAAATCTATCTGCACCTGGCGCGGCAAAATTTGTAAATCCTTTTGCATTATCAAATAAAGACTCATCATCTTTAGACCCTAAAATTAACTCATCAATTTTTAAACCAACTCTATATGATGGTGTATTCGTATAATTATCTAAAAGTAAAGTTTGCTGCGAAACATTTACAAAATATCCTCTAATAAAATAAACCCCCTTACCAATGGAAGCTGCAGAACCAATAGCAGTTGCATCTGATGCGATTAAAGATGCAAATTCTGTTTCTGCAGGAATAGTAGTGTTTCCATAAGTTACATTATCCACACAAGATAAGGATTCTCCATCTTGAAACGGAGTAAATTCAAAATCGTTATCAGAGTCTAGATATTTTACGTAAATTGTCAAAAATTCAAAATTATTATTATCAGCAAATTCAATTTGTTGAATTTTGGCAGTAGTGCCTGATTCTTGACCAATTATTTTTTTACCTATAAAATTTTCAATATACAGTGCGACATCAATTCCAGCACTAGTAGCATTAAGTTTTACAGCATAAAACTGGCCATCATAAGAAATATTTCCCGGTATAACAACTGAACCTTCTTTAAATATATGACTACCAAAAGATTCTACCTGTCCCTGCAGAACAGATTGTAACGTTGTTAATTCTCTTGCTTGAACTGGAAATCCTGGTTTAAATAAGACCTTATAAAAATTCTTTTCAGAATCATAGTCATCATAATATGGATTGATATTTAAGTTTGTTTTTTGTGACATTTTTCTTTAGAATTCCAGAATAATTTTAACGTCTTCTTTTTGGCGAGAATCTCTTTGAATTAGAGGTCTATTATCAATGTAAATGATTTCCCCTGTCTTCTTATTTATCTCGGGATTTGCAAGTCCATTTGTAAAATTGACTCCCAAATCAATTTCCTTAGAATTTATGGTTGTTTTAATTCCAGAAAATCCAGTATCAATTGATCCTGTAAATGGGGAAATATTATTACCTGAAGATTCAAAAGATAATAATTTACTATTACTACTAACATTATCAATGTCAGTATGATCTTTTGTATTTCCAAAGTATAATGATCTATCTTGAAAATATTTTAATACTTTAGTTTCATCGTCATATGATGCAACATATCCTTTAGCAGCACCTCCACTTACCGATTGTGACATTGCTGCACCTACAACTGGAGTTGATGTAACTGAATTCAATCTTACTGAAAATAAAGATGAATATTGATTGGCAGTATATATTGTAGCAGATGAATATTGTTGCGGATTTTTTAATACTCCAATTTGAGTAAATTTGGTGTCAATTGGAAAATCCCTATTCGAATCATCAAATCTGGCATAGATTAATATTTTATCTGTACCTAATTCAGTATAGATATCATAACCATGACCTCTTGATGGTGGAATAATTGGTATTAAATTTGCAGGATCTGCCAATGTTCCGGAAGGTTGAAGAGATCCTAAATCGACTATTCCATAAGTATATCCACTACCACCAGCAGTTACAGTGGCAGAAGTTATTGTTCCGGAAGAATTTACATCAATTAATGCTTTGGCACCACTTCCATCACCGTTAATTGCCACAATTCCGGAGGTGTAATTAGATCCACCATTAGCAATGTATATTTTCTTAATCTGATTCAAATTTATATCAGAATCACCTGCTTCTCTAATACTTTGAATTTGGGTATCTGTTGTTGTTGCCCAGTCATTAGGGACTACAACATACTCGGTAGAATCAAATTTTATAATATCGCTAGGAGCTACTGAAAAAAGATATTTCCAAATATATCCATCACCACTAGTTCCAGCTGCTGATGGTTCTAAGTCAGTAAATGTTGGTTCATCCTTTGATACATTTCCTTTCAAATTAGAACCTGAAGAACCATTATCGATACAAATATAAACTCTAAAGTCACTATTAATCACATAATAATTCGTATCATATAATCTACTTAGATTGGAATTGGGGGCAGGATTTGAAATACTATAATCATGCCTGTACATGTCATATCTAGTATTAGAAGCCCAATTAACTTTTCGTATAAGTCTTCTAACATTAGATGTTGTCACTTTTTTTCCAAATAAAGCAGTATCTCTATATTGTGAAGTAAACTGCAAATTATCTGTTGGAGTTGGAGTATTACTATTCCATTCAGTATCTGAAGTAGTTCTACCAAAACCAGATACTGGATTAGCTGGATTTGGTAATCCTAAAAATACATAATAAGAATTGCTCGTATTTGCTACAGAGTCTACAAAATTATTTGCATTTGATATTCTAAATTGATCTGTTACTACCGCAGCCATATTAATAGTTTTTTAGATATTTATAAGAGAATTGTCATTATATATTCATTATATATTTTTTGGAAGTGCTCCTCCATCCCTTAATCCAGTACCTCTTCTCTGAATTGTTGGGAAAGTTGTCAATCCAACATCAACAGTATTTCCAGTTACTGCTATAGAAACTGGGGAACTAGATCTACTTATTCCAGCAAATCTTCCCCATGAGAATCTTCCAACAGGATTGCTCGAATTTGATGTTGTTGCAATACCAACAACTGAAGTTCCTGAATTTACATAACAAACAATAGAACCCGCAAGACCAACGTTAGATATTTCCTGAATGAAGTATACATTATCTACGAAAGTTGTACCAACACCAACAACAGATAAATCATTATTAGCAATTGAAGTTACGCCATTTCCGACTGAAGTATCATAGATGTAAATTGGATATCCAACAACAAGATTATTGTAATTTGATATGCTATCTAATCTATGTAAGTTAAATTGAATTGCTAATGTTCCTATTCCCTGAGCATTTACGGTAGTAATTCCAGTAACAATACCACTAAAACCTTGAATTACGTCAATGCTAGATATATTCTCATAAGTTGGATTTGGAAGAGATACGATAACCTGTGGAGCAATCGTATATCCAAGTCCTGGATTATTAACTAAAATTGATGAAACTGCACCGGCAGAAATAGTGGCAGTCGCAGTCGCAGTTGTTCCTACTCCAACTCCAACTTCTGGCGGAGCAACAACTGAAATAGTCGGAATTGAGGTATATCCACTACCACCAGATGAAATTGTATATCCAGTGATAGTTCCTGCAGTCGAAACAGTGGCCGTTATAGCAGCTGCTACTGGATCTGTAGAACCACTAACAATCAAACCACTAAAATCACTGGCAGAATCATAATCAAACAACTTCAAATTTTCTACAAATACTTCAGTATCGCTGCTTTCTACCGTATTGATAATTTTAGCAGTCGGGAATACTTGTGTCTCTATAGAATCTCTGGACTTATAAACAATTTCACCATTAATAATTTTATCTATTTTTTGTTTTGTCCATGCAAGTGGTTTGTAATTTGTCTCATCAATTCCGTTGCCAGAATATAAGTTTGTTTCGAATTTATCCGAGAATGATAAGTCAAATACAGTTCTTTTATTTTGTGATATTGTTCCATTAATTGCATTATTTTTATAAACCTGTACCAAATCGCCCCGTTTGATGGTTTGATTGATACTTGTGACCAATTGATCATCACCATTCCTGGTTCCTCTATAGAAGAAAATATCAATATTATCTTCTGGTTTAGGTGCTTCAATAAAACTGAATGAAGTTCCACCTTCAAAGAAATATGCAACTCCAGGATCTTGAATAATGCCGTTAATTACAATTAATAATGCATTAGCAAGATTTACTTGTGTTCCTTCCTGTGCTTCAAAACTTATAAGTTCGTCATTATAGAAAAGTGGGAATCTAGTTCTACTAGAATCTTGGAAATTTTTAATTGAATCTATGTAATCAAATTCACCAAATTGCCATGCTCCAATTGAATCGTTGTATACATCATCAACTGTCAATAAAAATTCGGAAGTTGCTGATGAAAGAGTACTATGTGTGACTAAACCAACTGGTCTAATAATATCTCCTTTTCTGAATCCATATCCATTTCTTGCAATTTTAAAGTTTGAAACTTCAAATGTATCAGAACCTATTCCACTTGTTGTTGCAGCACCTACCTCAATATCAACCAATAAATTAACACCAGTTAGTGTAGTATTACCAAATCCTAATCTAGAAATTCCTTCTATCTCAAGACCTTCATAAGTTGGTTCTGAAACAATTACTTCTGGATTTGAATATCCCGATCCTCCATTTCCAACTACGATAAGAGATAAACTTCCACCGGCTCCAACTAGAGCAGTTGCTGATACTACTGCAGCAGCACCAGTATGCCCACTCTCATGAACACTCACACCTATTGATACTATTCCATTATATCCAGACCCAAAAGAACCACCAGTTAATGCTGTGGTAAATCCTGCTATAGAACCACCGGCACCAACTACGGCACTCACAGCAGCACCAACTAGGGGTGCATATCCAAGTCCACCAGAGGATCCTAGGGAAACAATTACTCCTCCTCTCGGCAATTGATTTGCATTATAATCAGTATTTGACAAATACTTAGTTCCATCCGTAGAAGTTATTCCACTGAAGGTAACACTTGTTACACCCACAGTACTTTCATCATTTAACGAAAAATTATTATCCGGATTATTGGCTGTTGAAGGAGTCTGGAAAATGCCATTTATAAACAGAATGCCATTACCACCAGTACTTCCAATTCCAGTAGTGTTTGCTCCACCAACAGTCAATGTAAATGTTGCCCCTATTCCAGTAAATTGATTAGAAATATCGTCATATATTTGATTTGTATCATAATTATTTCTAAGATAAACTCTGCCAGTAAAATCTGATTTTGCTGGTTCGAGATTACTTACATCTTTTTTAACTGAAGTGTTTCCTTTTGGAGGATCAACAAAGTGAATATTTCTACCGGAAATATTATACGAACCTTTATATACTCTAACTTCATTCCCAGCAGAATGAGATGTTGCTGTGGAACCAACTACTCCTCTCTTGACTTCAACCAAAGATGACTGACCTATTCCAGTTATTGGTCCAACTGCTGTAGTTCCAATACCAACACTTATAATCTTCATATATTCATCATTAATTTTTATTAAATCTGTCGGGGTTATTGAAGAAATTCCACTTAAACTCAAAAATGTGGATGTGGTTCCAATCTGACCCCCAGGGTTTCCTGATAGTGTATGTGCAATTGGAGTAAACTTCAGTGGGTATTGTGCTATACTGTCTATGGTTATTAATGTTTTTTCATTACCTAATAACATTGACAATTCATGAGCATTTCCTTCACCAGATGATCCGAAAGATACATTTACACCTGCTTCCGCATTTGCTCTAGTTGTGGCAAGTTTAAATTCATCATCATTTTCTCTAATTGCATATACAACTGATGGTAAAGGCGTTCCAGTACCATACGTCATTGCAGTTGACCCAACTCCAACAAAAGTTGATTGGGGAGTATATGAAAGAGCTTCGCCAGTTCTGAAGAAGTGATTGTCAATTGTAAATACGCCAGTACTGAGATTTAATTGTAAAGGGTTAGTTGGGTTAAAAGTTTTTCCAAAAATTGGAATTCCATTAGATTGTGCTATAAAATCAGTTTTATCAATTCTACTTCCATTTACCGCATTATAGAATTCAGCATTTAAAGATTGTGTTATGTCGCCATATTGATGAATGGGTGCAGTATTATTTAAATCTAATTCTGTATACAACATTTCGTTGAGAGACGAAACTTGTAAAGATGATGTCATTGCAGCATCTGGATAGAATTTAAGTATAAAGTTTTCTCCAGAATATTCCACACCAAATGTTCCCATTCCACTCTGTGCATCAGTTACTCCTATTCCCCCAGCAGAAAGGAAAGATGATTGTTGAACATAATTATCAAAAGTATTGTCTTGTAAAGCCAATACATTATGAACTGCTTTTGTAGACCCCATACTTACTTCAACTAAAGATTTAACTGAGTTGAATAGATTTCTATCAAAACTTATGACTGTTGTCGCGGCCGCTGAAACTGTAGTTTCATATGCAGATTTGATTATTGCACTTCTTTCAGATCCTTCTGGTTGAGATGGTAAGATAAATCTATGTGTTCCAACTCCCACTGAGGTGGTTCCAAATCCAACAATCTTAGATCTCAGTTGAACATCATTTGCAGTATCATTAGTATAACTTAGATTTAAAACTCCAGAACTAATATCAGCACCAAAAGAACCGATAAAATTGAAAGATGAAGCATTTTCATTAGTATCAAAATAATACTCTGATAAGAAAGTATCTGTACCATTATGGGTAATATACAATTCTACAAAATTCAGTTCATTTGTATTAGACTGAATAATTTGAGTATTAACATGTAATGAAGTAAATTTATCAGTAGCAACTCCGATAATAGAACTGGTTATTCCAGAACCACCAGAAGTTACAACACCACTAAAACCAGTTAGATTTATAAATCCGATGGATGTGGTTCCAACACCAGAAGTTGCAGATCCAAAAGTGTTTTTAATAAATTTAAAATTATAATCAATATTATCCGGATCTTTGGGTGCAAACCTTAATGTATTTGTATCCGTCACAGAAAAACTTCCATAATCCTCACCCACTACAGAAGTTAAAGCTGACCCAATATTAGCAATATTTCCTTTTTCTAATAAGAAATTGCCTCCGCTATTATCACTAATAATAGTAAAATCTGCTAATTGAATTTGGCTATTATTAGAATTAGTTACTCTAACCAAAACATCATCAAAGGAATCTGAACTAGCAAATGTGAAAAGATCTTTAACATCAGTATCTTCAATATTGTTTGAATTAGAAAATGTGTCACTGATATCATCAATTTTTAAAACTACATTACTTTTTGATAAAGTAAAATCAGTTAATTTTCTATTTTGTAATTTTAAGAATTTGGATTGAGATCCAACAACATCAATATCAAGAACATTGTCAAAATTATAAATGGTATCTACTCTAAGTTCTTCTAAAAGATCACGTACTATAGTAAATGCAGTTGTGCTACCAATACCAGCATTTGCTGTTGAAGATATTCCAAGATCACCAAAATTCTTAAGACCACTAGTATGAACAAGACTATTAACAGGAGTTCTAAATTCTCTCCACTCAATAGGACTCTTAACTGTATATGAAAGATTTTGATAATAATCGTTATCAGGAATTACTTGATCGTCCGAACTTAGTTTACCAATGTTATTATCCCATCCTATTCTTTTTTTATTAGAGAAACTAACTTCAAATCTACCATTATTTCTAACAATGTGATCTATAGTAGCAATATTTGAACTTACTTGTCCTGTAAGAATATCACCAACAACTATATCTTCATTATCATCTCCGGAAATTTTTATAGATCCTGGATTAAGTCCAGAAACTATTAAGTTAGAATTTTGTCCATTGATAGATAATTTTTCTCCTAAAGTAAATTCAGATATTTCTTGAACAATGTCAAAAGTTGGATAATCAGATTTTTTAATTATATTTCCAAGAGAATCTTGAATTGTCTTGGCAGTTCCTATGTTAGTTGTAAATTCACTCAGATCAATTGTAACCTCATCTTGAGTTATACCTCCAACAAATTTAGAGTTTTTATATTCACTGACAGTGAAGAATTTATATCCATAATCTTCAGAGTTAAATCCAGAACCTGCAGCACCAACTTTTTGAATTCCCTCAATAAAAACTTTTTCTCCAACACTAAATGAACTAGTACTAAATCCGAGAGCCGGTGTTGTTATTCTACAAACAAACCTAGTGTCTGTTTCTTGGATGACTCTTTGGATGCTAATTCCATTTGTATTCTCTACAGTAAATAATTCTGTTGATTTATCAGGAAGACCTTTAGGTGACTGAAGAACATCTACTGAACTAATAGAGTTTCCAACAATACTTGCTGATAAAATTCCTCTATCAATTGATTGTCCAGTACCAGTGTCTACTATCACTACTCTTGGAGATTCTGTGTAATTTTTTCCTCCATTAATAACTGTAACTATTCCAATAGTATTTGAATTTTTAATTGTAACTATTGCTGGTATATTTGCTTTTGGTTGTAAAGTTCTATCAGAAGAATATTCAAATCCTTCATTAATTATTCTCACATTTTTTGTATTACCAACAGATTTGGAAGATGCAATCAAATTAGCATCTTTTGCTGTGGTATTTGAAGAACCAACATAATTTGGTAATTTTTTATATCCAGCCCCTCCAGAAACAATATTAATTTTTTCAATTGGTCCATCTGCATTTAATGAAGTTGTAGAATATTCCAAAGTAGAACATTCGGATGATTCATAAGATAGTTTTTCTGGAATTTCATTAAGTGCAACATTAAATGTCGTTTCTCCAATTCCTGAAATAGGATATGTAGAATTGTAAGAACTTTTAATATATTCTATTTCCGAATAATTATTAACCTCGGCATCTGCAGTGCTAATATATCCAGATTTTTCTAAGTTATAATATAATTTTTCTGGTAAAATATTGGTAGAATTGTCAGTGTTATAATTGAGAGTCAACTTGGCATTAGCACTAACACCGACAGTTCCTACACCCGCAATAGTTATTCCACTAGTTGAACCAGTAGAGACAAATTCATTATTAAATTGATTATCATAATAAATTTTTAATAGATATCCATCTAAAGAGGAATCTGACAGATCAAAAACTAAACTATTATTTTTGACTATCTTAATTTTTGGATTTATTGGAGAAATTGTTTGTGTTCCGCCACCAGTGTTTGCAATACTCACTACATTGGGTGGATTTGATGTAGAGTTAATGTATGTCTCGGAAAGTTGAATAATATTTTCATTTATTCTATAGACATAGTAAGACCCGGTAGATAGTCCGGAAGCAGGTAAAGATGCAGCATAACTTACTTTTTGACCTGTTTCTAATTTATGAGAATTGATTGTAATCTGATTAGTTACAGAATCAATATTAGAAGGATCAATGGTAATTGGATTTACAATGAGACTATCAGTAAGAGTGTCTCTCTTTACAATTACTGATGTATCCGTTCCTATTCCTCCAAAAATTTTAGGTTGAACATTTAAAGTAATTTTATCTCCAGAGGACAATTTATGATAAGTTTGTCCGGGATCTACCGTATTCAGACCAACAGTTGAAATTGAAACAACTGAATTAATTCTTTGAACTTTTGATTTTTTTTGTGGACTAATACTTTCAAATAAATATTCATCACTATCAGTTCCGTTATTGCGGAAAAATACTTCCTTAAATTCATTTCCAATTCCTGTTTTAATACCAATAGAATTTATTGTCTTTTTTACAACATATACTGTGGTAGTAACTCCTGATATTGGTAAGTTATATGGAGTGCTTAAAGATGTGTTGGAAATTGAAATTGCGCCACCAGCCGGAACAATCAAATTGACAGGTTGATTGGTTATAAATGGATGATTTTCAATATAAATTCTTTGTGTTAGAATATCTCTTGTCACAGAAGAATCACCAAATTCAAAAGTCATTGAACTTGATATTCCAACAATCGTGCCAACACCTACTGATTCTTTAGGGTTGAAGTATGCTTTATCATTTACTGAAGACTCAAAATAACTCGCATTCTTTGATATTGTAAAAGAATCTGGAATATATTCAATTTTTGTGGTGGTAGTATGAGAAGTTCCGACTAAACCTCTCTTAACTCTGAGAATATTCAGATTGGGAAATATATTTAATATTTGTAAAGTTTCGGATCCAATTCCAACACTACTTCCGGCAGAAACGGAACTTGGAATTTGAGATACGTATATCTCCGTAGTTGCTGCTCCAGGAGATGCATCGGACCCAACTATTGGTGAGGAAAGATTGGAGTAAAAAGAACTGATTCCAATCTGAAAATTATTATTTAATTGAGATAAATCACTACTAAATCCGGAAATAGTTACATACTCTTTATCTCTGAGATTATGTTGAGGTAAAATTGAAACTTTTATCTCATTTTCTCCATTCCAAGTAAAAATGGCATCATCATAAGTTTCTATCGAAGTTTGTATATCATATACATTTTTTCCTAAAATTGAAGTTATTTTTGCAATAACCCCATCACCATTAGTTTCATTATTATCAAAATTTAAAGAATCATTTACTTTATAACCTGTGCCCGAATTGAGAATATCAATTTTTTCTATTGGTCCTTCTGTGACAGATTCAATAACTGATTTTTGTCTTGAAATTTCATTGGTTTCAATTAAAAAGTCATTATTTGCAAAAGGGTCGGATACTTTATATGGGAAAGTATTTCTAAGTAAATTAGAATTTGTAAAATTAAATTCTTGATTTAAAAGTTTATTTTCTTCTAAAGTATTTGTCCTATATTTGTCTCCGATAAAATATGGGAATTGTGGGTTTCCATTGCTGTCAATGGTGGCAAAATACGCATAAACACCGTTAGGAAAATCTACTGTTTTTGTAAATCTACCATTGTGTCTATCCAAATCTCCAGAATTTGTATATTCGTAATCCTCAATAAAAAATCCATCATCAAATCCCATGGGTCTATCAATAATTCTAGAAGAATTACTGGTGTATCCAGATTCTAAACGTATTGGACCAGAACTTGTATCCAACACATCAGAGTTTGCATATGGTCCGTATATCGGATTTCCATCGTATGCCCAACCAATTATTCCAGAAACTTTACTCTGAACATCTTTAAATGTAGATCTTAACTCAGTATAATATCCAGAAATAGTATATTGCAATTTGTTTTTAGTCTCTCTTAATATTTCATTTCCGTACTTATGAATATTATTAACACTCAACGATCTAACTTCAGTGTCAAAAATAGCACCAGACCCACTAGGGACAACTTTAATGGAAGTGGAAGTACTAGAGTATCCTATACCAGCGTTAATAATTTTAACATCTGTTATTTTTCCGGATGTTGATATGACCGGTCTCAATAAAGCACCAGATCCAGATCCACTGGAATCTATAACTTCTAAGTCAGGAACAGAAAAATATTCCACTCCTCCAAACTGAACATTTACTACATCAACCATTCCACCAACTATGATGGGTTTTAATTGTGCTTTCTTTCCACTTTTTAGAGTAATTAAAGGTTTCTTTTCAAAATTAATAGCACTGGATCCATATCCAGTTCCTGCATCATAAATGTATGCATCAATAATACTACCTTTTACTAAAGGAGTTGCTGATAATGTTCTGGTGGATACAGTTGTTCCAACGCCTACAGATGTAAATTCAATAGAAACAGAAATATCAGGATAAGCGAAATTCTGATATCCAACTCCCGTTGAAGATAATTTAACAAAATTGTTATTTTGATAATTTAGGGGGGATGTTCCACCAACTCCAGCATTAGCAAGTTTAAATGAATTATTATCAACTTTTATTATTTGGTACTGAACTGATGTTGTTGTTATTCCTGTTGATGTTGTTAATCCAGTAATTGATGTTCCATCAGTGGAATAAAGAATTAAATCACCATCAGCAAATCCATGATTTTTAAAACTAATCAAACCATTTGATGTGGTTATTCCCGTTGGAGAAACAATTAATTTTCTATTAGTGTATCCACTTCCACCATTAATTACATCAACAGAAGAAATTGTTTTAGTCTTTTCCTTTGTTTTAAATTTATGAATACCCGTAGTATAAAGAGTACTAAGACCTACAACATTACTATTTGAAGAATAATCATCATATGATTCAAATAATTGAACTGTCGTATTATTATCAATTTTTACAAAATAAGAACCTTCATCAACTAGAGATGAAGTTCCTATTCCAACTCCAATTCCTGTATTTCTGTTAGAATCGTAAATTACTTCTTGACCATCTGAAAAATTATGATCCGTTAAGAAAGTTATTTGATTTGTATTGTTATCTACTCCACCATTTGACGATATTAACTGTCCATCAAAATTTACTTCTCTAACTCTTTTACCAACTACTGCCCTAATATCGGCTCCAGTACCATTTCCACCAATTACTTTAATTGAAGTAACATTGTCAATATCAAAATCCTGAGTATCGATGTCAACTCTTTCAATAGACCCCTGAATTACCGGACGACATAATGCAGTTGTCCCCAAACCAGCAGAAACTGATAATTGTGGCAAATTAATCACATCATAATTGCTACCACCATTTAATACCTTTATAGAATTTAAAGGTCCATAATAAATTTTATCTTCTGATTTATAATTTACAACTTCAACACCATTAATCAACATACCAGTAGTTCCTGGTATGGTCAATTCTCCTTTTCCATTTTTATTATTTGGAGGAATAGAGAATTTTTTAAGAAGTTTTTGTGCCCCTATTTCTCCAATTCTCTGCTCAAATAAAGTAAAAGTATGCTTATTCATTCCAGAACTTGGAACTGAAAAAGTTGCAAAATCCGTCGATCCTATAAAAGATGAAGAATTGTATAATTTAATGGTTTTTTTATTAGATGCTAGAACTTCAACAAAATATGATCCTTCAACTAGTCCTTCAAGAGGATCGACATCTGGTTTATATAATATTTTATCTCCAGTAAGAAATGGTGCATTTTCCGAAAAAGTAATAGTCGTATAATTGTTAAGTTCATTAATATTTCCTAAACTTACTTCAGAATCTATAAACGCAGAATTAATTTCTTTAGTTATTTCATATGTAAAGAATGTAGTAAGTCCTGTTGTTGAAGATGGTAGAGAATTAGATGCAACATATCCAAAATTTTCTGTGCTATCAGTATATACGTTTTGAACATCTCCTAAGATGGCAGAATTTCCATATTCTATGGGAGCACCTGTACTTCTTGCTTTATTAATTTTTCTTCTTAAACTATACTCTACATTGGGACTTGGATTAAAAGTAAAATTATCTAAACTAATTGATTTTTTATCGGGAGAAATATCAACTACATGAGTAATACTTGAAGATGATGTAGGAAATACTACTTTTCCTGGATTATTACCACTACTTTCTATAATTTCGACACTATCTCCTTCTTTTAAACTGGATTTGTCGATTTCACTTTTTAATGTTAATGATAAATTAACACCAAAATCTTTTATTTCATAAGATGAACTAGTATTGTATATCCATGAATTTGCAAAAATTTCTTTGTATGTTCTGTTGCCAATACTTGGGTTTAAAATTAAATCACCAACATTATTGACAGAAATTGTATCACCTTCAGAAATATTTAAATCATCGGACACCTGAATAAAATTAGATAATACTCCAGTTAATCTTATTTCTACTCTTTTATCCGAATCCCCATCTTCATAACCAAAATAAATCTCATCGGATCTAATATTACTTGCAGAAGAGATTGTCGATGCAACTCCAGTACATCCAATAAATTGATTAACAGTTTTATCAGAATAAGTTATGCTATTGATACCAGAAATAACCATTCCAGTCTGTGCAAAACCAATCGTAGAGTCTACACTAATTACAGAAGCACCTATGGCAACAGTTTCAATATTTTTTGTGCTAGGGGTAATAGCAAAATTGCCCTGAATTGTCGAGGATTCGTCATATCCAATAAAGAGAGATAATTTAAAATATTGCTTATTATTTCTAGTGAAAGGTTCTATTTCAGATATTGCTGCTGTAGTTCCAGAATCTGTAGATTTGGTTATTGTTTGTCCTACTAATTTTGAAGGATCTCCACTAATTACTTCGGCAATTGCGATTTCTCTTCTGAGATACTCTGCAGAAGATGGTTTAATTAAATAATCTTCTAAATTTACTACTCTTGGTGTTGCTCCATATAAAACATTAAATAAAATTCTAAATGATTCGTCAGTTCCTTTCGATTGATAAAAAGATTTTGCTTCTTTTATAAAATTTCCAGCATTTAATTCTTTTGCAAAATCAACATCTTCTAATCCAGGAGCAAAAGTATATTTTAATTTTTTATAAAAATCTCTTAAAAATAAAGAACTTAAATTATATACTGTTGCATCTTCATTATGGTTTTCTTTTGAGGTATCAGAAAATACAAGTTCCTCTTGATTTAATTCACTATGGTATGAAGTAATCCCACTAAATCCACGTTGACATCCAGTGAATGAATTTGTAGTGATTCCAGTATAGGTTATAACCTCATTATTAATCTTAAATAGACCATATTGACTTGGGAATCCTTTAGTGCTATTTACGGCGATTGTAGTATCCGTAGAAGAGATTCCTGAAGTGGCATAGGTGCTATCAACTATAACTTCTGGAGTCAGATTATCTAATTTTAGATATTGATCCAAATTATCAACAATATCAACTGGTCCGCCTTGATATTCCTGAGAAATATAATATTGCTTTAAAAATTCTACTGTTTTTGGATTTTCATCCAAAATGAACTCAGGAAGTTGATTGTCAATAATTTGTTGAATCTTGACTTTAGATTCAAATCCAGTCTGTATCATACTACTCTCTTATTAAATTCCCGTTTAAGTAACTTGATGTGTAATAGTCTCTATTAAATACCGTTCCCGATATTTCGTCTCCTGATGAAATAACATCCTTCACCATATTTATTGAACTTGCTGAGATGTTAAAATTAAGATATAAATCTTTCAATCCAACCACATCATTTGACTCTGGGAATGCCTGAATTTCAATAATATTGTTTTGTTTTTCTGTTGAAGTAATTTTTATAGTGTTAATATTAAGTTCACCTTTAATATAATCAACAGTTCCTGCTGATTTTACAACAACTCTTGTCGATTCATTACTAACTGGTTTTACAATTGACAAAATTCCTGTCATTCCATCAGAATTGGGAATATCTGTCAAATAAACAACATCAGGATCAGATGCAATTCTAAATCCTGTCGATTTAATGTTATATCCAGTTGAATTTATATGAAATCTATTTCCATAACACAATTCATACTGTGCAAATTGATTTATAATTGCTTTTAAATCTCTTCTAATCCTAACCTTAGTAATATTAGAAGTTATAGAAGTATTAGTATTGTCAATAATTTGTTGAATTTTACTATATCTAAATCTTCCTCCAAATTTGTTAATTTCTAAAGAATTTGAGTACGTTTTAAGGGTATCCAACACTCTTGTTTTCAAAGTTTCGGCAGTTGATATTCTTGAATAGTCATAATAAACTGAAGAATCAATTTCAACATATAAAATTTTGAGATCTGTTATTTTTTGGTTTATTCCAGAGACAGTATATTGTTTTAATTGTGATAAAATTCTAGATTTATTAAAATCAGAGACAAAAGTTCCATTTTTTGGTTTAATGCTGATATTTACAGTACCAAATTGTGGAGGAACCATCTCTTCTCCACCAACCACGGCAACAGATTCTGTATCTGGATAAATGCTCTTAATAATTGCCTCATAATCACGACCCGTTACTGCTCTAGATTGTGCAGAATATATCTTTGGAGCGTAATATCTAACTGAATCAATAGATTCAATTTCAGATCCATTCTGAGATGCACGATTTAACGTGATTGTTATATTAGATGGATTGATATTGTTGTTTTCTGATGTCAAAAAACTTCCAGCCATGGAGAAATTAGATACTCCATTGCCTTCAATCCCATTTGATATAATATAATTGGCAACAATTATATTACCATCGGAATTTTGATCGGTTCCAAGTTTTTTTCCTATTAATCCATCACCAAAAAGCAATTGATATTTTTCATCTTGTATCTCTTGAAGAAGATAAATCTGAGAACTTGGAGTTACATTAACAATATTATCAACTAAAGAGTATTCGATCCCAATTCCTATATCATTTTCTTTTTTGATATAAACTTTTAAGGTAGAGGTATCGACAAATGAATTATCAATGATAAATTTTTGATCGAGAGAACCATCATATAAGAATTGTTTGGTTAAATATGTGCCTTCATAAATTTCAATATTATCAAAAGTTGCAACTCCATTAACAAAACCTCTAGTAAGGTCCTCGGGTATTGAAAATACGTATGAAGTATTAGCAGAAGTGCCTGTGCATACAAGACCTCTCTGAAGCGTCACCTGAGCAGATGAATCTCCATCGGGTCTTTGTATTGAAAATGATATTTGTGCCCTTGCAGAGGTTCTAGAGCGGGGTACATAACCAATATTTCTTGCTAATGAAACAACATTCTCTCTGAGAGTGGCAGAATCCAAAAAGGATTCATTCACAATCATATTTGAGTTGAATGCTGTGATATATGTGTTATATGCTAGAGTGTCTATTAAGACAGAAAAGTTAGATCCCTCAAAATCAAAATCGGTGAAAGTTGAATTTGCACGAAGATAATCCTTGATGGATGTTTTTATTTGATCAAAATCTAGATTTGTATACTTAGTAAAAGGCATATTATCTCGTTGCCTCTAATAGGAAAGAAAATTCTTGAGTTGGAAACTCTTGTCCGATGATATCAAAGATGATTGTAGCATTAAAGGTATTCCTATCCGGAAAAGGATCAACCTGGACCTGTACGTTATCAATTCTTGGTTCAAAGTTTTCAAGTGCAATCTCTATTTGATTTTGAATTACTGATGCAGTACCAAAATCAACAAATTCGAAGAGACTACTTCTCACTTCAGATCCTAATAAGGAATTAAAAAATCTTTCAGTGGGGATAGTTTCTACTATATTTCTTACGGATCTACGAATCGCGTTCTCATTTTTTAATATTTGTAGATCTTTGGTGATAGGATGTGCGTCAAAAGACAAACTAATATCTTTAAATGCTCTTGATATCCTTTGAATGGCCATTGACAAGGAGTTTTTCTTTATTTATAACTTAATAATTAGGAATTTGATCCTCGGTTTTATGTTCTTTGGCAGTTTTCCAAAAATAATTGTCATCATTACCAAGTCCATCACGATCATGACCATTTTCTACCTGGTAATAAACAGTCGAAACTTTAAAATCTGGAATCTTTGGCGTCTCTGGTGTCAGACTATTATCAAAAATACGAGTTCTATTATTTGGATAGAGACAGAACTGCCCATTATCAAGTTCAATTAGGTTATGAGACTTGTGTTCTGATGGATTTTCACTGGTCGAATAATCAATTGCATCAGCATCTTGATGATAATTATCGATCGTGCAAACATAAGTGCCCGTTTGAGTTCCATAATCACGAGTATAAACTTCAAAATGCATTGAACCAATGAATTGCTTTTGAATTGTTGTAACACCATAATCCATACAGTTCCAAAATTGTAGATTATGAAGTGTCATATCAGGAGTTGGTTTTTCCGGAGACGAGACAAACGCGCTTATAGGTAACTTATCATACATTGCGGCATACTCTGGTAAGTACGTTTCAAAATAAAAAGCACGCCCAGGCATCGATTTAACCGATACCCAGACGCCCTTTACAAATTCACCATGACCACTTTGATGATCGGTGAGATATTCTTTTCTTACCCATACTTCATAGGCAGGTAAATTTGAGATCAAACAAGACATGAAGAAAGTTTAATAGTTAATACTATCTATTATCTTCCCTGACCTCTATACTTTTTACGAGCCGCGTTTCTGGATGTTGCAGAATACGTCGTGTTCTTACCACTACCTTGACGAGTTTTTTTCGGTTTTGATTCAATGTTTCTTTCACCATTTAAACCAACCTTTGATCGTACTGCCATAAGACTCCTTATTCCTCAATAATAATTTCAGTTCTAATGTTACCTGATTGACCTGTCTCATAAAATTCTATGGACAGGTCCTCTATCTTATCAAAAAATTCTTCAGTGCTCAATTGATCATAAAGAATTTTATCATCTACAAGAATTCTATAAAATTCCTGACGTGCCATCTTAGATTACTCGCATCTTTTCGTGCCCAACGCGAACACGAGGATCACACCAAATCTCGAAACCTGCCTCCTTTGCATCAAGGCAGAATGAGACATCCTCTCCACACATATCCTGTACTTCGCCACTCTCGAAGACTTGCATCTTCGGAGCAAACCATGGATACTTCATCTCACTATTCTCCCAGACTCCGTGCTTGATGAGTAACCATCCAAATCCGGCATAATCTACGGTGAATGGAGATCTGCGCTTTGAAATACTCTCAACCGTTTCATGATTCATCACACCGCCATTATTACGGAAATCATCCTCTTCCATCCAGTGTGCTACTGAGGTCGTTCTACCATCTTCTGTGGCATACCATCCGGATGCAATGTCTTGATCCATTAGAACCAATTGCCAAAACTTCTCAGTATTAAAAATAATATCACTATCAATCCATAACTGATAATCATACTTTAATTTTCCGTCCCAGGGCAATTGGTCCGGACCACGCAATACATTTGCTCCAAGACACTTGCACCTTGCAAAGTTAACCATGGACGAATAGTCCTGCGAAATCTGGATGCTTGCTCCCGATTGTACTAAGTCAAAACAAAGTTGTACGAAATTCTTTAGATAAGCATAAGAACATCCTCTCCCTGGAAGACAAAAGACAATTGCCTTTCCTCTTACCATCTCTTTTGCTTTATCATAATCCCACTCTGCAGTTTTTTTGACCGGCGTTTTTGCCTTTACTGTGAATCCCTTTGCCATAAGAATAACAATTTACTTTCGAATCATACAACATTATATAGCGATTGTCAAGGACTCTTTTCTTCTGCTAAAACAATCTCATCTCCATCCACTAACCACCTTAAAGTAGTGCCCTCATACCATTGCATCTCATTCAAAATTACTTCGGGCACCGTTACATAATAATCCCCAGTCACAGGATCGACCTCTACTTCACTAAAAATTTTCTCGGAATTTTTTTGCATATACGCGAACCTTACACTTGATTTTATATAGCGAAAAAAAATTTTATGTGCCTTGGAATTTTATCGCGCTCTTGGAAACCTTTGTAGGTTAGGGGAGTCATGGGTTTTTATAAACGCCCCCCCTTAAACGGGGGGACTGCTGTATTCACGAACGACTGATTATGAGACTGTTGTGAACTTAGTGTTGTTGAAGTTAGCAACAGAAAACTGCTGACGATTAACCAACTTATATGTACCTAACTCAGTGGAATAAACATAACCCTCACCATCGATTCTATCCTGACCGAGGTATGCCTCAGGACCTACATTGCGGCACTGATTCATCAACTCTTCTTTCAAAACTATCATCAACCCGTAGAGGTGCATAAGTGACTCATTGCCCATGAAGTCCTCATTCGTCATAGGATAACCTTCGCGAATTGACTTATTCACATTTTGCTTAATCTGTGCGGCGTCTCTATCACTTACGAATGTTGTCTTATCATACACCTGACGAATCAAGTCTATGACGGGAGGCATCTCAAACTGATCCAATCCCGTATGAGGTGCCACGATGATTTCCTCTTCTACGGTATCATCGAATTGATACGTGATTGTGTTCGGTGTGTATTCATCAGACCCACCGAATCCGATGAAGTCCCCCTGAATAATACCCCCGACCCGTGGTAGATAGTCGAAGCACTTATGCAGAATTGTTGCAACCTCTCCCGTGTGGTTTGCATCGATGTCCTGATGCGATTCGTTGATTTTGATCTTTACTTTGTTGAATACGGATTTGGTCCCAACGAAGAACTCACCCGATGCAGGATTGGTCCCCCAAACGATTGCCGGAGCACCATCAATCTTCACTGATAAATCACCCTTCAGTTTGAGAGATACCAAAAACGAAGTATCTCCGGTAAGGATTGTGTCTTCGGGATGTTCGATGTGAAGGTTTTTTGTCATGTTGTGAATTAGGATTTTGAAGGATTAGAGGGAGATTTGTATCAGGCGAGGCGCATACCGTTCCGGAACTCAGTGGTATGGAATTCGGTGCCAGTCCAGAGACGGACGAACCAGGTCCAGTTCTTCTGGAATACGCCTTCGCCAGAATAACCGAACGCATCACAGAGAGCGTTGAGACGAGATTTGGTGGTATTGGACTGGAAACCGCCGTCGTAGAGTTTCATTGAATCTTCATCAACCTCAGCGATCAGGTTGCCATGGAGATAGACTTTGGAGATGCCGTCCTCTGTCAAAACGCTGGTGTTGCCGGAGGTCCAGTTCTGGTTCGCCTGGACTGCGACGTTCATCTGGGTTTCGATTTTACGCATGAGAAGAGAAGAGGTTTAGAGCGTGTGGCGGGCGTTGTCCCCTCCACTTCTATACAATACACGGTTTTGAGGGTCGTGCCAAAATCGTGTGGCACTAGTCCGACTGTCACATGCGGTCTATGCTGCGCTGGATTGTTTCGTTACGTTCTTGCATAATTTGTACCATATCAGAATCCAGCAGATCGATGAGAAGATTAGCACCCAACAAAATAACAATGGCAGAAAGACAGATACGCATGAGTTTGTGTTACTTAAGGTTTGCTTTGTTGATGACTGTAACCCATTCAGTCGGAGGTGATAGTTTGTTGGATACTTTGACCCAACGACCTTTGAACTTAACGATGGTGAATTTCATAGGTTTGAATCAGTTACCGAAGAACTCATCATGACAATCAGCAACGAAATCTATCAGTTCGTCGGTTGCATCCAATGCAAAACGATCACATACCCAATCGACACACATATCAAGGGGAGGCATCATCTCCAACATGTAGTTTGCAAGGTCTGATGCGATCATCTCTTTCAGTTGGCGCATGTCACTTTGCATGGCATAGGTGCAAGGGTCGGTGTAGGTTTGCATTTGGTTGATTTTTTTCACCCTTCTACAATACACGGTTTTGAGGTCTGTGCCAAAATCGTGTGACACTAACTCAACCGTCCACGGGCAGCTGACCTGAGTGTTACTTAGTCTCCACTAATTCCTGCTGTTGTAACATTAGTTGCTCCTCTGTAACCTCATCCACACAGTCTTGAATCATGGTGTAGATGTAATCTATCTGCCCAACATCATCAAAGATACGTGCAACAAGTGTAGGATCATTTACCTCAATATCATAATCAACCTCACCATTTTCATCCTTCATATGAATATCTTCCTTGGTATAAATCCATGCGGCACATTCTGCATCTTCTCCCTGTTCTTTGATCATACTATTAACACGGTCTTGAAGTTGCTTGAGAGTGTAGTTCATGATTTGAATGAAGTGAGGTGAGTGTTACTTAGTCTCTCAATTATCAGGGAATTGTGCAAGTTTGGCATCTGCAAGTGCTGCTATCATAGTCCAGACCTTTTCTCCACTGATAACATTTTCGGCACAAATGTATTCTACTGAATCCTCAACGATTTCAAGGACTTCAATTGCTTGCATTTCAAGTTCGGTCATGGTAGTGTTAGATAGGGTGAATGAGTGAGTGTTACTTAGTAGTCTGTATTTCCTTCAATATATTCTTCCACATCAAACTTCTTATCATCTTCATATTCTTCCTTGTATTCAATCACATCATAAATCTCTCCTGGCATGTCATTAATCTCAGAGAAAATGTCAGTGTCGAAAGTGTCGTAATCCATTTTGATGAAAAGTTACTTAGTCTATAAGTTCTTTCATCATGTTATTAACCTCGATTCCGTCTATCTTTACATCGTCCCACTTACATCCGTCTGGTGTTTCTTTACTTCCACAATCGAGAATCATACTTACCAGGTGACCATAAGTTCCACCATCCCTTGCAGTTTCACATGCCAGTTCATACAAACCAGGATCATTTCCGATCCAGAGAGCAACATTCCAGGTCTCCCAATTTGCCCAACCGTTGTAACCTTGCATTTGGTGAATTTCTGATGACTTAACTACAATACACGATTTTCAGGTCTGTGGCCGCCTCGTGTGACACTAGTTCGATTGGCACAAGACACTAGTTTTAAGTGTGCCAATCTACAAACTGACACACTAGTAGTTGTTAACTGTTTCTTTTATACTAATGTCAATATGTTCATCACCTTCTAGACCTAGAATATCAGTCCAATCGATATTCTCTACATCTAGATCTTCATAACACTCAATGTCTAATGTAACACTCACAATTCGTTTCTGTGCGTACATGTGTATCTCGTGTGATGTTTACGTATTATATCATGCGTAATGTCTATATGCAAGTGCCTGATAGTCTGTGCTATCTCGTGCATATTCATCATCTAGATCATATGTGTATTGTGTATCATGATGCATCTCGTCGAGCATATACATCTCGTCGCGAGTATCATGACATGATGTCTCGTAGTCCCATATGTAGAATGTCTCGTAGTCGTTCATGGTTCTCGTCGAGATATCTATTGTATGATTATATCATGTAATCTCGTTCTATGTCAAATGTAAGATCTAGACGAGATTTATAATCAATATATTTATACTATAAGATGTCTTTATGTTACAATTTATGTCTCGTCGAGAAAAATTTCGCGTCCCGTGGGTTGACAAACCGCGCTCTCCATGATACGCTCGCTAAACTTGCATAAGATGTGAGGTTTATGAGATACTTAAAGATATTAGATCTAAGGTTTAAGAGATACTTAGAAGATACTTGGAAGATACTTGGAAGATACTATACTCATAGTTTTCCACAGATAAACAACTAATATAAGGGTTTATCCACACAAATAATACACTTTTCCACAACCTTGTTAAAAAAGAGTTTTATATTTATAATCATATTTAAAACCTATTTTTTAATGTATTCTGTATCAATGGATACACTTTTAACTGAATTCCAGTGTCTCACCACTCCTGCCACAATAAAGACATTCGTCAACAGATAAGTCAGTAATATACCCGTTCTTAGAATACAAATAATATTATCATATCTCTCAGTCTTTTCATCATTAAAACTACCCAGAGTATACTTCCATACCTTAACTATCTCATTCATTATCATTCACCATTTGTAGATAGGACACTCACTTACCTTGAACTTAACCTTATGTTCTAACCAACAACCACAGTGTTTACATCTATTCTGTCTCATACTATAATACTCACACTTCTTACATATATCCAATCGTTCTTTTTTTAATTCATCACTTGCGAATACTTCTCCTGGTGATAGATTTAATACACCATCCTTGACCACTTCAAATGTAAACTTTGCAAGACTCTTTCCTTGTTCCTTAATTGTAGGAAACTCTTCCCCCTGGGGATGAGCACTCTGTGCGTCCTTGTTATTATCATCCATTGTAATTTGCCAAATAGAACCAACCTGTTGCAATATACTTTGTTCCTTCTAAGACTAACCCTCCTCTATGGCAATGTGTCATACCTGCGGGCCATATTAGTAACTTTCCCTTCTCAGGTTGTATTCTTTTCTTATAATATAAAAACTCTGTTTCTCCACCTTGATAATCATCATTCAAATAGATCATCCATACAAGACATCGATTGGATTGTTCTAAGTTTGAGTTCTCATCGTGCCAGACATGATAACCACCACCGGCAGGAGTCTTCTGTATCTTCTGTGAAAGTGAATACATTGGTACAGTCTTTAGATGACCAAAGACATTTACATATTCATTAAAACATGGTTGTAATGTTTCATTTAATAACTGTGATTGATTATCTTTCATTGCAGGATTCATCTCTGCCAAATCTAATGCCCAATCAAATCGTCCGGCATTACTGTTCTCAAATTGATTGTCTTCACAGAACACTGCATCAATATCCTGATAATAATCAAAAGACTTTATAATACCATCACAGAACTTAGAATCATATACATTAGAATACGTTCCTATAAAATCACTATATTCACCTTTGAGTTCAATTGTTTCCATTCAAATACTCCTTCAGTTCTGGGTTCTTTTCAATAATTAATTGTTTGAGATAATCATAGTCCTCATCATACCACTGCTCACTATTTGATATCCACTTATCTAATGGACAATCACCAAATGGATCCTTTATCTTATGTGGTAGATAACATCCACAATACTTACATCCCTCCTCGGGTTCATCAAAATACTCACATTCATCACAAATTGACCACCTTTCCTTTTGACAGTTCTTTGATGCACTCCATTCCTTTCCGGATGCTTCCTGCAAAAAGAATTCATCCAGAAAATGAAATACAATTGTCGCAAGTTTCACATCATTCATCATACTATTATATCATACTTTCAATTATATATTACTGATACTGCCCTTGACAGTATTAACCGATAATCCTTGATTGACACTTGTACTCTTTTTCTTAATCGCAAATCCGGCACTACCTCCTGCCGAAACTCCCCATGTTCCTCCTGTGCCACCACTATTTCCAGGATTTCCACTGCTACTTGCACCTGAGTTCGCACATGAGTTAGTATTACCACTATTACCAGGATTACCGGCACCAGGTCCACCTTGATTACTAAATCCTTGTCCGACTCCTCCACTACCTCCAGAACCTCCACTACCACCACCAATATTATTATAGTTAGTAAAACTACAATCTAAATTCCAAGACGGATTACAACTATATCCACTCAAACCATTCCATCCTTGTCCTCTACGAAATCCTATTCCACCTGAACCACGACAACGATTTCTTACAGTTCCGGCAACCGGAGCAGCATTTACTAACTTTGCATTATTTCCATATGCACTTCTACATGCAGCATCTGCTACACTATAATTCCAATATCGCTCGGCATTCATTCCACTATTGACCTGCGTACCGGCACTACTTGTACTACTGCAACTAATAGATGAACCACTATTTCCAGGATTCCCACTATTTCCACCGCCACCTCCGGCCCATATTCGACCATTACTTCCTAATGTGATCGATACATTATCATAACTGGCAGTATTCTCAATATACAGGGCACCACCACCATTTCCTCCTCCGGCAGCACCACCCTCACCATAGATTGCACCACCGTCCGGTACATTAATCGTTAGATTATTATATTCTCCCTGACTAAACTTCAGTGCATACTTACTGGTCTCATTCGCATAAACAACACCCTCCACATCCATTCTCTTTGGAACATTCTTTGATAAATTAGAATTCCATTGTGATGCATTCGTATCCGCAAATTCTAATTCTTCATCATTTCCACTTTGTGTGATATTATATTCTACAATCGAATCTCTTAATTGTGATGTACTCCAATTAGATGATGTCGCGACATTCTCATTCTCTGTCGCATTTGGTACTCTGGGAGTGATATTAGAATCATCAGACCAATCTACATCATCACCGGCATTTCTTAGATAATCAGATGCACTTACATTCGTTCCTGCTAAATCACCGAAAGTATCCCGAATGGCACTGAATTTAATCTCTCCGGAACTAAAGTATTTGGTTTGTGTTTTATTAATTGCCATTACAGAAACAGTTTTTACCCATATTTATTTATTCACATATATTTAATTGCGACGGTAAATCGGTGGTCATTTCTGAATGTTGTGGCACGATGCAATAGATTCGCACTAAACACGACCATACGATTCGGTATTGGTAATATACCATACAGTTCATCATTCATTAGAAATTGTGTCTCTCCTCCATCATCTTTGTCCCATCCCATATTTGGATAATAGATGAATGTAATTCCTTCCTCTCCATCGGTATGAAAATATGGACGCTCACATGGTACAAAACAATTCACATACATTCGGTAGAGTTTCTTACCCTGCACTTGCTCTGATGAATCTTTTAACCTCTTTTTGATTAATTTATAAACAAACTCTGTCTCTGGTATATTATGAATCATACCCGTCACAGGTAAATTCATATCATCTCTCTCACCATATGAATACTCTGCACTCATACAATACTCATGAATAACCTGATGCTCCTCCTCAGAAAAAAACTGATCGATATAATTAAGGTCCATACAATTTGTCCTCTCCGTATTCTGTCAGGATAATATTAAATGCCACACTGATTCTTGGATTGTCGGGTGTTGGTTCTGATTTTGGTACATAGTGCTCCAAGTATGGAGGGAACATGAGTATGCTACCCTCTCTTAATTGTGGTTCATACTCATCATTATAGTTATTAGAGTCAAGTTCAATTGAATTGGTTTGCCTTAGTATTCCGATTGGGTCATTGAATACCACTGGTTGATGTACCTCAGGATCAAACTTTAAATAATGAATACATGAGAAATGTGGTCGAATACCAAATATATCTGGTTGCACATGTGTATGCACTTCTTGATACTCACCATTGCTATAATAATTAAACCACATTTCGAGTACATTGACCTTTGTCGGTCTATCAAAGAACTTAAGAATATATTTTTCATACAATCTCTGTGTCACATGACTCTCAGAAAAGAGTTTGAAGTTAAAATTAGTTGCATCAAATGATGTCAGTAGATTATCAGTCAACCATCCTTCGGGTACTTTTGAATCTCCCTTATCACGATAGTTCTCAATCGCATGAGACAATTCCTCCTTAATTAACTCATTCTCCTTGATATGAGCCTGGAAGATGTGTATTGGGAATAATACCTTTTTATATGGATTCACAAATTTAATCTACCTCAACATTATCAAACCGATCGTATATATCCATCTCATCTAAGGTTTTGCCGTACTTATTCTTCCTTGTATGAACATACTCTAACTCTTTCCAATAGTATGGATGACATAGTAAGAGTGTATGAATGTATTTGTGTTTCTCATTCTTTGTATATTGACAATTAGGTTTTGGTTTGATACCAGTCTCAATCGTAATATACAGTTCATCCACAAAATATACCCAACCCTTATGAACTAAACCATTATGATTCCAAATAACATAGTCATCAACTTTTGGAGTATAGTGCATATTCAAGAGGGTTGAGGTTGAGTTGCATTGCGGTATATGGAGTCGTAGAACTAATATCTACCTTATCTCCGTGCTTGGTGGAGTTAATAGGCGCATGATAGCATCTCTTCTTTGTACTATAGAATCCCCAGATTGATCGGGGAGGTGTATCAGTATAAGAGAACATACCATGGTTGAGAATCCAAATAGCAAGCATATTTTTTCTATGCTCTGTAACTTCATATGAGAAACCTTTTGGAGATTGATGTGTGAAATCACGCGGAAGTTCAATCGTTGTCAATAACTGCTCTGAGTCTGTCTGGTGCGATTCCAATTCCGAGATAACCTTGCAGTTTGGCATTACATTGTTCCTTAGTCAATTTACGATTAGAATTGTCGTCCTCAACAACATCCTCCCACCCGACTGTACTCAACTCTTGAATTTTGAAAAGTCTTTCTTCCATGGGGTTCACCTCAAGTGTGTTACTATTTTACTTTAATTTATACCACATGTCAATGGAGGAACTTCAATCATAATCCACTCAGAAGAGAATAGGTTAATCGTGTTCCCCAATTCATAAACCACATAAAGGATGCTATAAAGATTAGTTTGTGTGTGGAAGTCATGCCGGTGTTACACTCCATTCATCTGTCGGAACCATTGTGTTGATGACGTGCTCAACATTTTCGATTCCATAGACCACAACCTGCTGGGTTGAAGTATAACCATTTTTCTTCTCACGTTTCCATGAGACAACCCATCGATCACATGATACTTTCATCCGTCGCACCATCCCATAACTTCGCAACCTTCATCACTTAACATTTCTTCCTTAATACCATTTGCCTTACATACCTCCCAGTCTTCATAAGTGCAATCACGGAGATACTTTCCATCCTTATCATGCACTGAGGCATATTGTTGAATATAAAAATCCCACTTTAATCCTCTCTCTTTGTATTCAGCATAATACTCATCATCCCAAATATCCCAGTCAATGGGTTCTACATCCATACCCTTCTCTAATCCATACTTCTCCACACATGCATCAGTCAACCACAAATAACCAGAGTGATTCTGGTCCCAATTGTAATACTCACCATCAACCTCATCCAACATATCAAGGTCAGATTGGTCCGTGAGATCGTATTCGTGTGTCATGAATGGTTCTCCATAAATTCATCAAGAGTGTAACCTTCACCAGTTGATGTTTCTTCAATCAATTGTTCGATTGTAAGTTCTTCCATCTCTTTACGATATTCTTCTGGTGTTGGATCTTCTGGGTCATAATCATCATGGCAAAGATAGTCCCACTCTGCCACAAGTGCATCAATCAGTTGTCCTTTAGTGTAATTCATCAAGATGTGCCTGAATAATAGAGTTAATCTCCTCACATTTGAAGGAGGTTTCTTCATCAACTAGCATAGCATAATCCTCTACTGCCTCCATAATAAGACAGTATTGTTCTTCATTAAATTCTATCATGCACCTTGATAGTATGCATTACGATAGAGATATCCACCTGCCCAATCACAATTTTCCAACACAAACTCACGTTCTTCGATGATTAGCAGATTGAAACGTACACCTTTTGCTGGTGCTTTGTATGATGCTGCCTTGTAAACTTCACCGGTCTTCTTATCAATGAAGGCATGAACTGATTCAGTCTGACCATCTACACACTGCATGACTTTGTGATACTTACGACCAGAAATCAGTGCATAAGAATAGTTGCGACCATTTGGATGTGAACGTTGATGAGACTGTTGCAGTGCATCACAAAGCATGAGAGCATACTTAGTGACATTCAACTGAATGGTGTTACGTGCATCCTGTTGAGCAACGTAATCTGTGAAGGTGGCAGTCATGGGTGGTTTCCCTTGTATGAATGTATTATAGGGCATCCTGAGAGGGTTTCAAGATGCCGTGTGACACCGGTTAAACTGGCACCATGGACTTAAAATACAGACCAGCAATCTGCATCATATCAATCAATACCGATTGAATTTTTTCAAGTTCCTCTGGATCAATTTTAGAATCCCAAAAATCTACAATTTCAAACTCCTCAAAATTTACACTACCATCTTCATACATTGGAGAGTAAAATAATTCACCTTCAGTACAAACTGCATAGACTCCACCATGATCTTTGACCGTTGTAAATACACCAGAAAATTGTGGGTTCATGATTCGGGGAGAGTTAGTTGTTCAAATTCAAGGTGATCGCAGCATGAATCATCATCCTGCAAATCAATCATCTCAGTGTCAGTAAGAGAAGTGAGTTTACCGAAGAGAAAATCGATAAACTCATGGTCTTCTGTGGTAAACATAATCAGCAACCCATTGGAGTGTACTCGGAACGATCCATTTTGTCGGTGTTGTAGTTAGTAACTGTTGCACCATTGGCAATACGCTCTGCCCACTCATTCTTGGCAGTGAGCATGGTCACAGTGCTATAAGATTTTTGACCATTGGCACGGAAAGTGACACGCTTCTGGAAACGCTTAACAACAACCTTCATTCCTGTGATAGGATCTGCCTCGGCAATGAATGCCTCAGGGAAGAAATCAACGACACAGACGGAGTTTGTAAGTTGCATGGGTGGGGTTGGTTGCTTATGTAGTTATTATAGGGTATACAGAGCACTTTCCAATGGGTTCTGTGACACTTCTTCAACTGGCATATAGAATTTCCAAAGCAACCACCTGACTTCCATGAAACTGATCCGTTTTCTGTACTTGCCTGATGCCATGGGAGACTTGAAACTAGTAAGGAAAAAATCCATAGTCTCATCTCTCCATTGGTCTATCATTGCATTGATTGCGGGTAGATCTGCCTCTTTTACCATTGTTGACTCAATTGGGAAGTGATTTCTGTTAGTATTCTTACACTCACCAGTACTATTCACTAGTGATGGTATGTCATTGTCCTGTAACATACGGAGATGAATGTTATTCTGTGTATTTGTATCAATTCCATTTACGAGGATGGGTGCTAGGTCGCGTGGGTTGAAGCGCACATGAAAATCAGTTTTTGTTGGTGTGTTGTCAGATGTGAGCACAATCTCCTCACCATTGACAAATGTTCGTGTGTGTTCTACTCTATGCGGAACAAAATATGCAACACCTGCGGGTGCATCAGTATCTGTGAATAGTTGCATATCAAACTTATCCCATGCATACAGTCTATCCTTGAATAATCTTTGGTTCCAGAATGTACTGGGTATGATTGCAGCGACGTACTCACAGTTATCCAGCATTAATTGTAGTGCATCAAGGTACATGTCTTCATGTATTAGTTGCACTGGTAGTTTCTTACGTGATACTACTGTCTTCGCAAGGTATGGTGGGTTAGTGATACACACTCTGTACCCAGTAGGAAACTGTTCAAATGTATTTCTATACTCTATATCAGGATGATTGGGCTCAATATCATATCCATGCCACTCTGCATTTACATACGAAAAAAGGTGCCCCGCACCTGCAAATGGTTCCAAGATTGTAGTCTTGGGCACCATCTGATACCAGGAACGGAATGCACCGGAGTTGTTGAATGGGTCAGTCGTTGTATAATACTGACCCAGGAGTTGCTTACTCATTCAATACCAAGACGTTGCTGGAATTCTACATGATCAACGACCCAAACTGTGTCAGAGTCGTAGTTAAACTTAAGACGATCAAACTTGTTAGTCAGGTCAGTATCGATGAGGATGACATATACTTTGCCTTCCTCACCATACTGTTCTGCCCAGTCAGCAAAGTGTGCTGCTTCGTGGAACACATTATCCTGATGTCCACCTTCACCAAAACAAATCTTGGCAAAGATGTATCCTTCTACATTACCGTTGATCACACCATCGATAGACTTGAGGCACTCAAGTTTATCAAGACCAGACTCTTGGAACTCTGCTTTGTTCAACAGGCGTCCATCCTTTGTAGGACGAAGATCCTGATTGTTCAGAGATTGTACGTAGATACCATAACCACTAGAGACGCGGTTAATCTGATCAAGAACGTAAGATTCATCCTTTGAACCTTGACGTGAGGCAAGAATAGCAGTGCCATGAGCAACAGCTAAAGCAAACTCATAGTCTGCTTTACACTTCTCATAGACGTATTCACGATTGGTACAAAGAAGTTCAGCAAGACGATCAAGAGACTTGAAGTTAATCAGTTTCTTGAGATCGGTATCACTAATATTTTCTGTATGACAAATACCCTCAGCAAGAGCAATATTTGTCTCAAATTGGCGTGTGATACGAATTTTTGAAAGATCGGATTTGAACATTACAGTCATTGGAATGACGCCACCCATGTAGGTGGGATTATAGAATGTGGAGTCTTTAGGGCACTTCCTCTCCCATGAACCTAATATACACGAGTTGGAGGTCTGTGTCAACCCCCTTGTGTCATTTGCCGAACCGGTTGAACAGGATAGACTCTAACTCATATGCCTCCTTCTCTCTCTGAGTGTCATCAAACTGACCATTTTCATTCTGAACAACATGAACAAGTTCATGCAATAGTGTGGTAATGTAATCATTCTCATTCAAATCATTGTGAATCTGAATGAATTGCTCATCACCATTGATTTCAGTAAAACCAAATGCATTGTCATCAGTGAGATCTGTATGAAATACTTCAACATCACTCTTTACACCATAGAGTGATGTAAAGAACTCAAATACACTTTGAGCAAGATGTGAGTGTGATGATTGTCCGGAAGTGAAAAGCATTGATGTCATACTGCAAGTGCTCCTTCTGGAATTTCAACCTTTTCAGGGTTATTGTCATTGAACTGGTTCATATCCATGCAAACCCATTTGTTATTTACAGTCCAAATGTAAGCATACTCTTCATTGTTTTTCTTGTCAAGATACTCAAACAGGTCATCAAGACGAGGAGGGCAATTCTCACCACGAGCAGAATAATATTGAGGACCATATTCTTCAACCTCAACATTTTCAATCACATATTTTGCAACTTGCTTACCAGTCCAGCGATCTTTTGTCCAGCAAGATGACATATCACCACCATCAATCAGTTCTGCTACTTTCTCCTTTGTATTGTAGTGCGTCTTGAGAATCCGACCCAACCAAGTAGGATAACCATCCCAGTGATGATAAACAGAAAGAATGGAGTCATCTGAGAGTTGAATACCAATGCGGGCGCGGGTTGCCATGCTAGAAAGAGAATGTGGATGAGAGGCGGCAGAGGTTTGTCTCTGCTCTTATGTGTGTTGCCTCTGGGTGTGTCGTGTCGGGTCTCCCCTCCACTTCCTTAATATAAGGCATTAGTGAGTGGATTGCAAGGGGTTGACTCCAGTTCTTCAAGTGGCACAGTGCTGTTCATGCGGTTCTCTGCTATGGCATAATACTTTTCATCACTCTCAATTCCTATGAAATTTCTATCAGTATTGACACATGCAACGCCTGTTGTGCCACTTCCCATGGTATTATCCAGCACTGTCTCACCTTTATGAGTGTATGTTTTAACCAAATACTCCATCAGTGCCACAGGTTTCTGCGTTGGATGCAAACCCTTCTCTTGCTTGCATTTTAAAATGGTCTTGGGGTAGCGAGACCCCTCAGGATTGTCCCGATGCTTAGATTTTGCTCCTCCATAAACTTCGCCTATCTTTGCTGTCTCAGACTTAAACCCACTATATGGAGTTGAATACCACATTTGAGGATTATATGTTGGTTTCTTTCTATAAAATACCAGGATGTTTTCATGACTCTTAAGAGGCATGACTTTGGCGTTCATGGGATTAGTTCCCTGCGGTTTCTCCCATATCCATTCATACTTCAAATTTTTGATATTAGATGCTGCCAATATAGTTGTGAAAGGTTGTGCGGCAGTAAATACCATTGCTGCGTTTTCTTTACAGATTCGGTTATATTGATCCCACAACTTATCCAAAGGGATAATACTATCCCACTTACACGCAGTTGTACCGTAGGGCAAATCTACCAGCAGCATATCAACACTGTTATCTGCAATCGTAGGCAGCAGGTATAAACAATCGCCCAGTAGTAAATTCACCATTCAGCAATATCCTTCACGAAGTCACATTCTAGCAGAGCAGCAACATTTGTGCAAATGTAATCATCATTACCGACTTTCTTACCACCTTGCTGCACATTGAAATAACACTTATCACTCTTCAAGTGTGCTTCAAAGTCTGCTTTGGTGATAAACACGAAGCGAACATCTTGCTCGTCAGGATTGATACCACAGAAGATGAGACGCTCCCAATCTTTACCAACAGAGACATGATTGATGATGAACTTATCATCAACTACACCATCTTTTTTATTCCTAGTGGCAAGAGAAAATTTGATTTCTGTAAGATACCTGCTAGTCATAACTTCCTCCAGATACTCTAGAATCACACGATCATGACCGGCAGTGGAGGTTTTTGCCCGTTCTACTTTATATTCAAGGAGATTCATATATTTGTGAACAAAACGCTCACCAAATTCACCCTTTTGTTTGGGAGACATGTATACATAACCCTCAAAATTTGTACCTTCCCAAGGATCTTTCAGATTGTCGTTGATGTATTCACGAAGAGAACCATCAGCAAAGATAGAATCAAACATGAGTGGGGTGGGTTCTTTTGATACGTATAGTATGACATAAAAAAGCACCCAGTCAAGAGTGCTGAACCAGTTCTTTAACTGTCCCGATCAATCCTCATAAACTTTACATTCAGGTTCTGATGGGTTAGAATCACAATAAAGTTCAAGTGCGGTGGGGTCATGATGATCACCTGCTTCAATTTCTTTCTGATGATGCTCTACATAATCTTCTAATTCATGTAGCTCACCTTCAATGTGACGACGTTGATTAGGAGAAGTTAGAGGATTGTCAAGGATCTGTTTATCCACCTCAATATGCTGCTCGATTGTGTCCATGCGAAGTTTTGTAATTTGTTTTACTTATTTATTTTGATTGATGGTTCAAAGTGCTACATTTGCACTATTTTTGAGTCTTTGAACCATAGAATCTGCGAGTGCTTCCATCCTTTCGGGATGAATTGCACGAATGTCTGCCTCTTTTAAAGCAATTTTCATGCTTTTCTTCTCTATTTCTGTCAATTTCTTGCCATTTTGGGGAAGAGTCATAGGTGTCTTGCTTTTACTGAGATATTTTAGCGTTTCCGCACAAAATTAGTTAGTAATTTAAGATTTTCTTTGTAATTGCTTTACAAATATTATGTTAGGTTCCTGGTGTCCATTCATATCCACCTTCCTTACCAATTCTATCCACCTCTTGTTGTAAAGAAGAATTGAATGTTAAATGATTCTCATCATACCAAAAATTTTCCCAATTTCTTAAAGATTCTGCAGATCCATCTTGTCCCGAAAAAGTAATAGTTTCTTGCTTTGGAACAGGACACTCAAAGTCATCATAATGTTCTGGCAGAGGTGTCAATTCACCTTTTAAAAGTTCTAAAAGTTTCTTGCTATGGTTATAGCATGTTTCATGATAGTCTCTTTTCTCCCTGACAGCTCTTACAATTGTTTCATACACTTGTTGTGGAGTATGTGAAGACTCTAATGATTCCTTAACCCAATCGGATAACATATTCAGTGAGTAATCTTCGTGCTCATTAAATGGTTTCATCTAGATTATCTTTGACTAGGGTTTCTATCATAGTACTAATTTCTTTACTTGTCAAGTTATTCAAAAAATTCCATCTAGGATCATCATTATCCCATTCTATAGTGAATGTGCCATCTTCATTCTGTTCTACTTTCAGACTGTCTTCCATCTTTCTTGAGTTGCTTTTTAATCATTTTAGCATACAAAACCTCCTCTGGTGTATACCAGTCAGGATGTTTTTTAAATCTTTTGATAATTTTTTTTGATGCTTTTTTGTCGGATAAATCCACTTTAAGTTTTATTTGGATGTTTTAAGTATTTAACAACTTTGCATTAAAAAACCCTCTTGCGAGGGTTAATCTTATTAAATTCTCTGAATAATCAAGGCGGATGCAGATAAACTAACATTTTTTACCTCCAACTGAATGTATACAAACTTAAACTAGAACCTCCCGACAAATTCTTTTACAGACTGACTGATTATTGTCACATTCTACCAGACATTCATAATACTCGTTGATTAAATTATCAGAAATTTCAGACTTTTTTTCGTCCAGTTTAAAACCTGCTAATTGATTAAATGATATTAGATTGTGCATGATGAACCTCCATGTATTAGATAAACAAAAGACATAATGTAAGATTTTCAGGTCATCGTTCCTCCGAAGTTCTCCCTAATATTTATCACGAATTGCTGACATTTGCAAGTTTCTGAAATAAAAATTTATGCCTAGGATGATGTGCTTACCTTCATATAGTCTTGAGAACTTCTTGTTGTTTGAGGTAAAGTTTCATATAACATTTGCACATATCTCTCAGTTCATCAGGAGTCAAACCATCAAGATCGCGAGACATCTTTTCATAGGTAAATTGCCTGCTTGTGGTATTTAAAGTAATTTCTTCGGGGTCCATAACTTTAACTATAGTTCTTTATTAGTTATATTATTGCCATCTTTTTGTTTTGAGATAATCCAAAACATCATTGCGAACATCCATCAGTTCATGATAACATTTTTGATTACGAGCACAATCACGAAGAGATGCATCAGGTTTAAT